ACATTGATGCTTGGACTACCGAGCACTTGTCCAAAAACTGGGTGACAGAACGAACCAAAACTCTCAAACAAGTGAGTTAATATTGGAACATAGAACTGGACACCCTATCAAGTTAGAGTCAACGGTTGAGGACATCTTGGAAGACAACGTATCTCCAGAATATTTCCTATCCCAGCCCCTTCTCGAAAAGTATCTCACAAAAGCAGACATCAATGAATCAATCGAAAAACTCTACCCCGAAGATAGCAATACCGAAAACTACTGATGGATGCTCCCCAACCATCACATCATCATTTGGTGCAGGAATCAGCATAGCCAATCTTCTTGGTGTTGACCATTTCCCTAAGGGGGGGGGTACTGATAATCAAAAAGTTACAAGCAGAAAACTCCTCATCAACTCAGACGTAGATGGTTTAAGTAGAACCATCCGTACAAGTTATTATAAGGCTGGTTTTGCTAACTATATACATAACGATGGCAGAGCAGCCAACGCAGTTTTAATCATCAAGAAATTATAATGTGCGACAAAATTATAAAGCTAGCAAACCTCCAAATCAAAGGCAGGATAGAGCAGCAGACCAGAGTCTATTCCACCAAGGGAATCTCCCCTACTCTCAATTCTGCCATGGGTCACGGAGGTAACTGCATTCCACTATTCTTAATCGTCAAAGAGATATGACATTCGTAACCATAATGAACAAAGAAATCATTCACACCGCACCAAACGGAAAGAAATACTCCATACAAATCAGGAAGTACACTCCAAGAGATTGTTTCCGACTGATGGGAGTACACGAAGCTGATATAGACAAACTCCTGAGCAAGGAGAAGTCTAGTCAACTCATTATCAGCAAGAGCAAACTCTATGCCCTAGCAGGAAATTCAATAGTAACCAACTGCCTGACCGCCATGTTCGAGGAACTGATATTCCCTTCAGGGAATCACTACCACGACAAGACTGGTCAGCTATCACTCTTCTAGCTTATGGATATTTTTGGATATATCAAGGTAGGCAAGCGCATCAGCAAAGCGCACAAAGCCATGTTTACCCACAAGACCATGGTAATATGGTACAAAGGCAACCCAATCATCGGAACAATGCACGATGGCTTGTGGTATCAACAAGACTTAAACGGAATGTGGGAACTATTAATGTTCCAGTCCGAAGTCACACACGTCTCATTTTTACCTTCGCCAAATGAAGACAGAGAAAGAAAAAATCCTAGCCATCATCGCTGAGATTCAGGCAGAGCGTGAAGCTGCCCACATCGTGCCGCCCCACGTCCTCACAGCCGAAATCATCAACAGAGGATTCCAGCATCCTTATCAAACCCTCAACGAGTTATGCGCAGAAGGCAAGATAAACTGGTGCCGCACCATCAACGATATGGCATTCACTATCAGAAAATAATAAATCAAGAACAATATGAAAATTATAACGCAGAAAGAACTGGCATCCTTAGCAGGAGATGCTTTTAAGAATGCCGAAAAGCATGGTTTCTATACTGAGAGCACAGAAATAGAAACCGAATTGATGCTCATCATCACGGAAATGGCAGAAGCTGTTCAGGCAGACCGCAAAAATCGTCACGGAAGTATCGAAGACTATGAGAGCGAGATTCAGATGGGAAGAGATATTCCTACCGCCTACAAGAACGCTCTTGAAGGAACGGTTGAATCCGAGTTCGCCGATATTGCCATTCGTATCTTATCTCTCTTGGGACGGATGAAAAGCAATATACTGATTAAACTAGGAAGCGATTCTATCCTTGCTGACAAATATGAAGTTGCCAAAATTCAATATAAGGTTCAAAACACAATCAATAAAGGCAGTATCGCAAAAGATTTGTACCGACTCAACGGACACTTTAGTAGGTTTGTTGATAATGAGTCTTGCAGTTGGTTTGTATCAGATACCATTCAGGATATACTCATGAGGGTATTCGCTATCGCTCACAATCACAATATCGACCTGATGGAGCACATCAAATTGAAAATGCAGTATAACGAATCTCGTCCGTATCTTCACGGATGCAAATATTAGGAGGACAAAATTATGTTTGGAATAGAACAGATTTCAAGAAGGTGCTTAATGACTTTTAGTGATGGCAGCAAGCTACAAGTTACCATCTACATTCCAAAGCCCACCAAACCCATCTTCCCTGAGCAGATGGAACGCAATATCATCGAGAATTTTAACAAATCGCAACCTCTTGCAGTAAACAAGGTTGTTAAGTGTCACATAATGAGGAATTAGTTATGGAAGATTTACCTATTGGGTCAGAAATCATCTTGAAGGTGGTAGAAAGCGAGACAGAAGAATGTAATGGTTGCTTCTTTGACGAGATAAGCAGCAATATTTATGAAAATATCTGCAAAGATATTTGTTGTGCCGCAATCGACAGAAAAGACGGAAAGAATGTTCAATTCAAAAGAATAAAATAATATGGAAGAAAAGATTAACATAGCGGAGATACTAAAAAATAAGCCGCAAGGAACTAAGCTATATGACTTGTTATATAATGTAGATGTAGAGTTAGATACTATCAGTACTACAGATACAGAAACAGTAGTTTGGTGTACGAATGAGACTGATAATAATACTACTTGCCATCGTGGTTATTCCGAATTTGGTACAGTAAGAGGTTATCCTGATGGTTTACAGATTCTCTTTCCTTCTAAGGAAATGCGTGATTGGGCAAAGTTTTCTTGGAAGAAGGGAGATGTACTTATCAGTGATTGCGGATTTGTGTGTATTTTCAAAGAATGGGCATCTGATGACTATACAAGGTTCAACGGATGTTATTTTGATGGCATGCCAAATGCAAGAACGGCTAAGTATAGCAAGTTAGATAACGATACTGCCTATGGTTATATCAGAGAGCTTGAGAATAGATGTGGCGGTAAGTTAAACCTTGAAACTTTGGAGATTGAAAAGCAGCTTGAGTTCAAGGATGGGGATATAGTGTTTATGAAAGGAATTAAAGGTGGATATTTTGCAAATTGTATTTTCATCTTAAGAAGTGAATATAAAGATGGAGACGAAAGAGCTTTTTACTATGCTTTCTATAATGCTGACGATAAATTTACTATAGCTGAATATGGTTATACAAGAGTTCATTATAGTCTCCGCCCAGCAACTGACTCTGAGAAGCAGCAACTCTTTGATGCTTTAGCAAAGAAGAACAAACGCTGGGATAGTGAGAAGAAACAGATTGTGGACTTACCTAAAAATTGTGAGTTTAAGCCATTTGATAAGGTATTGGTTAGACAACGAGAAACTGAGGAATGGCGTGCAAATATATTTAGCTATATAGATAAGACTGATGAATATCTTGACCATGTATGTGTTAATGGTAGATGGGAGTTCTGCATCCCTTACGAAGGCAACGAATCATTGTTAGGTACAACTAAAGACGTGGAGGGATAGATATGATTAGAGACGATGTAAAGATAATTATAACACCAACTGGTGTATCACTTAAAGAAGTCTTGACTAAAGAAGTAGTTAAGGCGCTCAATGAAGAAGCTTCCATCTATATGAATTATGAAATCCCAGAAGTAAAGCTTAGAGGCAACCCTCCTAGTGGCAAGGAAAGCCGTAGAACTAGAAGAATGTTAGAACTTAGAAAAAGAAAGGGCAGATTATGATAGATGATAAGAAAATAGAAGAAGCTGCAAGACAACATGCGATGGAAGCTTTTGTTTCAGAATATTGGCAAGCTTGCTATAAAGAAGGTTTTGTGGATTGCGCTAAGTGGGCTATCAATGAGTTCCTTAAGGACTTATGGCATCCTGCTAGCGAAATGCCTGATAAAAATAGAACATGCTTGGTAAGAGTTGTTTATCATCCTAATCATGGGATGTTTCAAGATGAAGAAAGAATAGAACAATCATCTTTTCACGATTTTGGATGGTATGATTACGATTTCAAATATATTGGAACTAATTATGATATTATTAGCTGGCTCTATATTGATGATTTACTTCCAAAGGAAGGAGGTGAACAATGAAAACATTTATATTTGATGTTATGCTCGACGGAAGATTCATCTGCACATTAAAGTATAAATATTGTGCGCTCTTCCCGATAGATTTTGAAGATTTAGAGAAGTTCGTCCTCCAAAAGAGACCTACTTTGAAAGGTAATGATTTTAGAATTGTATTTTGATTATGAAACAGAAATTATTAAATATCAAGCACAAGTTAATCGCTTTATGGTGGTTCTTAACAAGAAAGAACTACTACCTTCTGTCATACAATGGCAGAGTAGGTAAGACATTGGAAAGCACTAATATTGTAATTCCCGAGTTCATTGAATGGGTAAGAAAGAAGCATGGTGTTCCTACCAACCATGAGATAATCATGGAGTTGAAGAATATCGGCAACCTCTGTAGAAGCACAGATATTCTTGCATATAATGAGATTAAGGCATTGATTGAGAAACTTGAAAAGTAAAGCGTATGGAAAAGTTAGAATACATTCCAGGAGATTTGGTAATGACCAATGGAGTATCTGGAGGTACTGCTAAAGATGTTGTTTACAGAGTAGTATTATCAGACCCATCAAGGATTTTTGTGTTAGATGATGGAACAGTTCTGAAAGGTATTGTTCGCTTAGAGAACCTCGAAGATGCAAAATTAGAAGATGAAGGTTATCTTTATTATGGAAGTAGTTATGTTTATTCTAAGGACATTATTCCGATTCCCCTTACTCCAGAGATTCTAGAGAAGAATGGATGGAAACTTAGTCATGGATTCTACTGGTCTCCAAATGAAGAAGGTGCAGGAGTAGGCTTGAAAAGCCAAACTGGTTATGCTTGGGAAGCATACTTTGGAAGACATCTATTACGTAGTAACATCAATAGTGTATCAGATTTGGAGCACCTTCTCTTCGGTCTAGGACTTAATTCAGAAATGGAGGTGTAGGTGTATGGAGGTAGTAAAAATAACTAGGGTGTCCAGTTCTGTGTTCCAGTTTTTAGTATCAAAAACAATGTAATAACCATCTAAGTCATTGATAATCATTCGCTAAATAAACTATAATCTTGTGCGAATCTACATCAGACTTTTTGATAGTTAAATTTGTCTTATATTTTGTGCTTAATTTACTGATTTACAGTGTGCTAAGTTGCTAAAACATAATCAAAAACGAGAACATGGAACTGGACACCCTAAAAAATAACTAAGAAAGTCTACAAAGCGGTAGGGTGTGAAAAAGGACACTTATTTGGAACGTTTGCTCATTTTAAAGAGTTGAGAGAGAGTTCTAATCTGTCAGTACAAAAGACTTGCTTTTGCTGTAGACACAAATTCCAGCAAGAAGATTTTATTTCTTTAGCGTGTTTTGACAAAGGCATGGGAAACAAATTTCTTTGCCAAAAGTGTAAGGATATAGCATTAAAAGATTTAGGTGATAAAAATATTTTTTTACATTAGTTTATAACGCCTTCGGGCATAAATTAAAAAATATGACAAAAGAAGAATTAAAAGTAAAGGTTGACAAACAACTAAGCATTATCAATGATGCTAACGATGAGATTTGTTCTTACGTAAATGATTACATCGAAAGTCTTCCATACAAGGTTGGCGACAAAGTTAGCTGTTCCAGATGCGATGTTTGTTGGATTACAAGCATCGTCCCTAACCGATGTTACAGTGGCTATAATGGTGAGATTGTAGTAAGAATCAATCCTGCTAAGAAAAATGGCACTCGCTCCAATAGAGAGTTTGTACTATGTAGTATGGAAATTGATAGCATCAAGAAGATTGATTAATCGTCTTTGGGCATAAATATATAGAATATGACAGTAGAAGAATTAATTGATGAATTATCAAAGGTAGAGGATAAGACTATGGAAGTCAACTTCCCATATTCTCATGGTACACAAGAGAATGGGAACCCCATGAATGTTGATAGTATATCAGTATTTGATGATTGTGTTGTGATTTATTAACCATCCTGCAAAGGATATAAATATAAGTAATATGGGTAAACAAAGAAAGAACCCACCTTGTCCTGTTTTTGAGAATATTAGATGTAAATATTCTGTGCAAGGGCAAAAGTGTAGAATAGATGGGTGTTATGACCCAGCAGAAATTGATAGAAATAGTAATATTCATTCTAAAATATAATTAATATGGAAGATTATCAGAAAAGAATGCTCGATGAGCATACTGAGTTGAAAGACCGTTGGCTAAAGTTGAATGCAGCTTTAGCTAAAGATGGCTTCCGTGAGAAAGTTGGGGACTATCAGTTTAAATTGATGAATGAGCAGTCGTTAGGTATGAAGAAGTACTACCTCGCTTTAACTGCTCGTTTGACAGATATGGGCTTGTTGAATGGTGACGCAATGCCTGAGAAGTAACTAACCACCCTCTCCTACAAAAGGGAGAGGGTAAAAAGAGAAGAGAATATAATTATGACTTTAATGAATTTACAGAAAGAAATTGTTTCTATGATTGCTAAGTGTGGTTCAGAAACTCTTGTTGTTAGAACAGACAGCCAGAGTTGGATAAGAGATATAAAATGTCTAAAGCACGCTAATATTGATGGTAGAGAAATGGTAATCATTGATTGAGGAGGAATAGATATGGATTTAGCAATATGTTTTGTGGCATTTGTTCTTATTGGAATAATGGTAAGTATTGACAATATAGCCAAAGAGCTTTCGAAAATAAGAAAAATATTAGAAGAAAAGGAGGAATAGTTATGGCACAAGAAGGATGGATATGCCCTAGATGCGGAAAGGTAAACGCACCTTGGGTAATGCAATGTTCCTGCAATACGAACACTCAGATATTACCTAAAGTCGGTGCTCCTTACTATGAAGGAGACCAAGAAACGTGTAACGCAAAGGAGGGAAAGTAATGAGCAAAATTAAGAAATTATTAAGTCAAGCATTCAGTCAGCTTGATGAATACAATAAAGGTGGTGCTACTCAGCATAATCTTCTTTGGAAGGCAATGGGCAATATTGAGGATGCACTTAAAGAATTGGAGGATTGATTATGAATCGTAAAGAAGCAGCAGAGTTATCGCCATTTATTAAGGCGTTTGGCGAAGGAAGGATTATCGAATTTTCTAGTATTACTGATGTAAGTAAAGCATGGAGAGAAGTTACAGATTTTCCTATTGGAATGATTAAAAATTTCAAGTTCCGAATTAAGCCAGAACCAAAGTTCCGTCCATTCAAGGACGCAGAAGAATGCTGGAATGAAATGCAAAAGCATCAGCCGTTTGGGTGGGTAAAAGACCGAAATGGTAGTGCATTCGTTATTGAAAAAGTAGATTCAAGAAGTTTTGTCGAAGTTTATGATGAGGGTACATGTACTTTTAAGGAAGTGTTTGAAGATTTCACCTTTGTTGACGGTACTCCTTTCGGTGTAAAAACGGAGGAATAGATTATGATTCAAATACACAAACACGACAAGGGTGAATTGTATTCTATATATGGTTTCTTCATTGACCCCGACAAAGATGTATGGGTTGACAAGAAGCAACTTATGGAATTATACAATGAGATTAAGAAAATAAAAGATAAGGAGGAATAGATATGGCATGGGTATGTGTTAATAGTTTTGGTACAGAACTTATATTTGAAACAGAGCCTCACAAAGCTGTATATAGCTGGAGAGACGATTATGGTTCTTGCAAATGTATAGAAATACCACAAGGTAGTATCAAGAAGCTCATCGGAAAAGAGTTATCTTGGTGCGATGAGCCAGTAGAACTTAAAGAGGAATAGTTATGTTTGGATTTTATGTTATTCTTACCCTAGTTATTCTATATATAACTTTTATGGGTGGAGTTATCGGTTATTTAATTTGTAAATATTGGAAAAAGAAGTAGCGTATGGAAATAGAGAATATAAAGTTCAAAGCTAAACGTCTTGACAACGGAGAATGGATAATCGGAAGTTTTGTTGTAATGAAGATTCCTGCACTTAGCAAAACTACTATAGGTATCGTAGCAGCAGACGGTGCAACGCTTCATGAAATTGACCCTTCTACCATCTGTCAGTTCACAGGGCTGAAAGACAAGAACGGAACACCTATCTATGAGGGGGATATGATTATGTACAAAGATAACAATGCGGAAAGAAGAGGTGATATTAATTGGGATAGTAAAGCTGCTGCTTTCTGCTTTGGGCAAGGTTTCTTATTCCACTACTCTTCTGAAGATATGGTCGTTATTGGCAATAAATTCGATAAAAGAAATAGCGTATGAAGAAGATTATATTATTATTTGTATCGGCTATATTCCTGCTCGTTTCTTGCAACGATAACAAAGGAATTAATGTTCCAACATCAGACTCTATTAATGAAATTAAAGTAGAGAAGCTATTTGTTGTGGATGGTATAACCGTATATCGTTTCTATGATGGTGGCAGAGTTGTTTATTTTACCAACAAAAAAGGTGTGGCAAAAGCTATTCATGGCGAATATGACCCTGCAACAAAAACCACAAGAACAAAGGTAGTAGAAACTTTATGTAACGAAGAATAGTTATGGGTAAAACAGATTTACATTCATCATTACTCTTCCTAATGCTTAAACTGGAAGAGGCAAAGAGCAACCCGATGTCTGACAAGAACTTTGTTGCTGCATTGACGGAAGTTCTCAGATATTTCCGTGATAACGGAGAGTTGAAGAAAGCCTATGAAAGCCAAAAGGAATCATTGGCAGATATGGCAAATAGTTCTTGGGTAAAACTGGTAATGGGTATGCTTACCTCAAAAATGCAAGAAGACAAAGTTGATGCAGAGTTACCAGACATTGATGCTCTAATAAAGGAGAGTTCTTCTGATGAGTTCATCAGAAAGAAAATAAATGATATTCTTGGCGATAATTAAGTATAATTTTTTAAAGAAGAAATTATGAAGATAGAGAATTACAAAAGAGCAGAACAAATTCTTTCTACCATCAGTAAACTTGATGAGTTGAAAGATTGTATCGATAAGTTTGACGATGTAGAGTGGAGCTTCAATTATAAAGCAGTTTTTAATCAAAATTTTTCAGAGATTGCAACCGACAAGGATTTTGTCTCTAGATTCAAAGATTTTATTGAGAAAGAGAAACTGGGTTTAAATGAAGAGTTTGAAAATTTATAAGCTATCTAAAAAAAATATTCCATGAAGATAGAAATCAGAAGAGTAACGGACTGGCAGCGTGTAGTGGATGCTGCTCGGTTCACACAAGGCAAGGAACCGCTGGGTCATGAGCCTAGCGATGAGTTCAAGAAACAGATGATTCTCAGCGAGCATTCACCGCTCAGAGAATTGGAGTTCGATATTAAGATGTATGGCATACCATACTGGGTGAGTAACCATTTTGTTCGCCATGTTCATGCTCAGCCATTCGTTTCCACATCTAGACCAGATATTACTGGCTCCAATGTATCTCGTCACGATATGCGTCAGGATGATTTGGTCAACTTGCAGTTATCCCTCAACGCTCAGGAAATTATCAATATCTCCAAGCTAAGACTCTGCAACAAAGCATCCTACGAGACAAGAAAGATATGGATACAAGTGATTGAAGAGTTGAGGAAAATCGAACCACGTCTTGCTGCTGCTTGTGTCCCACAATGTATCTATAGAGGATTCTGTCCTGAACCAAAATCATGTGGAAAGACACAAACAAATGTTTTTCCTATTTATAGAGAAAACTACGAACATTTATTTCTAATCGATGAACGTATAAAATTAGACTATGAAATATCCAAAATTTAACGTCAATGAATTTGTCGGTGGGCACTTCGAGTACACCACTCCATGCCCATTCGGCATTCAAGGCAAGTACACCCATGAAATACTGATGGTAGGTAGCCTTGCTTGCCAGCGATGCGAGCACTTCCGAGGTATCAACAAAGAAGATGGTATCGTATCTTGTGGAATCGAATAGTTTTAAGAGTGCAGCCTATCTGCATTCTTCTTAATAATTAATCAAATTTTATATATGAATACAAAGAAAATCTCAATCATTCAGCGTATCAAGGAGAAGTTCCTTGGTAAGCAGTTCTTTATTGCAGTAATCGCTAACAAGGGAACCAGTTCCTACTTCGTCAACTCTACCATCTACCGCTCAGAGAAGGAGGTGAAGGCTTACAAGAAATACATCACCACAGACGAGCGTATGAAACAGAGCTTCGATTTCGTAGGCTATTACGGTTTCCGTTCAAAGTTCGACTTCCGCATTCCTCTTAGCGGAAAGCCAGTATCAGTTGAAGAGGCAAAGAAACTGGCAGAGAAGTAGTATGGGAAAGTTGATAGACCTTACTGGACAGCGTTTCGGCAGATTACTCGTCTGCCGAAAATCTGATAAAGAGAACCACCAGCATGGTGCGTTCTGGATATGCAAGTGTGATTGTGGCAGGGGTTGTACGGTTCTAGGTTCTGCTCTTCGTGACGGACGAACCAAATCATGTGGCTGTTACCGCTCAGAGCGAGCATCTGCCATCATCACCAAGTATGGCAACCGCAATGGCAGACCAAAGCGGAAAGAGAAAGTTAACGGATAATATACATTTTATCACTTTTCATATTATATTTGCAACATGAAATTCAAGTATTTAATAGATAAAGTCAATGGTTTCAGGCACCGCAACGTTTTTGTGGTACTGGACGGAAGAGCCAACTCGGTCACGCTCTCCAAGGGCATCTATGACCATATCATGCAGAAGGAGCGAACAGACAATTCCATCTTCGTGTTCAGGTTATCTGACCGAGGTACATACGGATTCTGCATGCGTGAGGACTGGGAAGAACTTCGCAAAGCCAACACCGCCTTCGCTCAGCTTCAATTTAATCAGAAGTATAAGAAGGTAGGTTTCAGAAGTGACTACCCTTCCATCACCGCCATCCTTGATGATTACAATCTTCCTCTCAACAGAATGGTTCGCCTTACTTGCATCCCACGCAAGTCAACCAAAGGCGAACCTTATTACGAAATCATGCGACCAAACTTAAATTCGAGCACATGGCAACAAGACAAGAAGTAATACTCAAAGGGCTTACCCACTCTCCATCCGACTACGATTGTCAGGATGGGGAGTTGGCAACCTGCCTCAACCTCATCAACGAAGATGGGGAACTCCACCCTATTCACCAGCCAGTGGTGGTTGATGAGAATATCTACATTCCTGATGGAACCACCATCGAAATGGTTCACAAGGTTAGCTACGACAATGCCATCCATTCCCACTACATCATTCATGGCAACTCATGGTATTGGAAAGAGAAAGGTGGAAACGGAGAAGCCCACTCGATTACTGGAATGAGTTCTTTTCATGTGAATGCGGTTACAGCCGTAGGCAACATCCTATGCTTTGTCGGAGAGAGCAAGACCATATATGCGTACTGGAAGGATGGTCAATATGTACTGATGGACTTCTCCACTATTAAATATGCTGGTATCAGCGTAAGAGAAAACAGTAACAAGACATACGATGTAATCGAAACTAACGATACTGTTTCTGACATAGATGACCATGCAACAGACAAAGGTAATCATTACATCAAGTTCAAGGATAACATTGACGGAAATGCAGCCCACAAACTCTTCTTAGCCAAAGATGCCTACCTGAACAAGAAGATGGATGATGAATCTTTCAAGTATGTTCAGTTTGGTGTATTGGCATTGAAGCTGTATGATGGTAGCCACATTCTTGTCGGGAACCCTTTTACCATCACAAACGGTGAAGGTGTAGACAACAACATCAATCTTTGGTACGCATACCAAGGTGCTACATTTCAGGTAGAAGGACAAGGAGAGAAGTTCACTTCTACAGACAGAACTCATTATGCCGTACACCTTAAACAGAGCCTATTCAAGTACAAGTTAAAGATTGATTTCAGAGACATAAGCAAATACGAAGACATCATTGATGGTGTAGATGTTTTCGTCAGCAATAGCATATATCCGTATAAGACCAACGTAGAGCTCAACGAGGTACAGAAAAAAGCATATAATGACAACACAGACCAGTTTCTGCAAATTGAAACCGAAGAATACGGAACTTTGATTCTAAGAAATGTGTTTGGACTAGGTGCAAAGGAATGTCTCGGTCACTGGTCATACCCTGCTCTATCCAAGGATGAGTTCAACGAGAAAGTAAGCAATCTTACTTTCTACAAATCGGTCAGCTTCACCTACAACGATATTACCAAGCATAAGGAGAAATACTTGAAGAGAGTATTGGAGACGGAAGAATCGCTATCATTGGCATCTAGCTTCCGAGATTCTTTCGGGGCAAAGTGTGCCATCACATACAACAACCGTCTGCATCTGGCTAATGTCAGTACCACCAACCGCTCTACGGTAAACGGATATGTCTCCAATCAACTAGGGTATGCTAGGGTTATCACACACGTCAAATACAAGTACAATGGCAATACCTTGGAATCATACGGTGTAGACAGTCTGCAATTCCCTCTCGACCCAGTACTGGCTTTTCCAAGCGAAAATGTGATTTCTTACGAAGTATACGTCAACTACGGTGGTTCTTACTACCATAAGGAGGTCGAAATCTACGACAAGAACCAACTTGGTCTCTCATTCTATACCGAATATGATTCAGGCAAACTGCAATATATTAATTCAGATAAATTTGAGTCCATTTCGTCTTCCACTTGGAATCAGGTATTGGCAACAGCAACCTCCTTCCAGCCAGCCAACATATATTCTCCCTCCCTTGTAAAGGTGAGTGAAGCAGAGAACCCTCTTGTCTTTCCTGCAAAGAACAGCGTTCAGGTTGGTTCATCTGTAGTGAATGCGCTTGCAGCCAACACCCGACCTATCAGCGAAGGTCAGTTTGGAGATGCTCCTCTCTATGCTTTTACCGATGAAGGTGTATGGGTATTGATGCTGGGTAGTGAAGGAACCTATCAGGCTCGCCAACCAGCGCAGCGTGACATCTGTTCCAACCCGAAGGGCATCTTGCAGATTGATGATGCCGTTCTGTTCCCTACAGAGCGAGGAATCATGATGCAGCAAGGAAGGGAAGCTGTATGTATCACGGACGTATTGGACGATTATCCATTCGACTTCTTGCAGGTTTACTCCAACTCCACAAATGATAAGACCTACCCGAACAGATTGCTTGCGCTCGGAAATATCCCTGAGTCAGACGTGCAGTACGTGAGGTTCAGAACCTACCTACAGTCAGCAGATATGATTTACGACTATTACGATAGCCGTATCATTGTCTTCAACCCAAGCTACACCTATGCTTATGTGTATTCATTGAAAAGCAAGCTGTGGGGTACGATGCACAATGTATTCAGCAAGCGAGTAAACATCTATCCTGAGTCATACGCAATCAACGATAACGGAAGTATTGTTGATGTATATGTCAGGGAGCCAACGGAAGACGTGAGGTACTTCCTCTGTAGCCGACCGTTATCTCTCGGTCAGGAAGATGTACACAAGACCATGCTTGATTGTATAGCTAGGGGTAATATGAACGGTGTAGTGAATGGGAAATGCGGTATGGTACTATTTGGTAGCAACGACCTGAATAACTGGTACTTCATCGGTTCTTCTGCTATCAAATACCTCAGAGGGTTGGTTGGTTCACCATTCAAATATTTCAGAATCGTCATGATGGGATGTCTCAGAGTAAACGAGTCTATCAGCAGACTCTCTACCGACTTCCAGTCAAGATGGCAAAATAAACTCAGATAATTATGGCAGAAAAATTATTGAATTTCGATTATAGTAAGGCTACGTTTGGAGCATCCGTAGGATATATGGCTGGAAACATAATTAAGATTGCCACTTATGTCTCATTCGAGTCAGACACATATTTTGATGGTTTTATCTCTTTTGGAGATAACTATAAGTATGGTTTTATGAAAGACGGAAGATTCTATACCCAAGAAGGCATATATATTGCCCAACTCGGTATTGTTGATTCCACCATCACAAAGACAACTGGAACAAAACTCGTCAGAGAAACCTTTTCCGATGGAACATCAAACGCTCGCCCATTCCCTAGAAACGGAATAGAAACAACATCAGAAACAGGTGGAACAGAAGAAAGTGACAAAACAGAGGAAATCTTCTCCATCGCTACTCTACAGCCTAGAGAAGAAGTAGCCGCAAGTTGCTTGCAGTCTATGCTCCAGCAGTATGAAAATCCACTCAACATAGACAACACCAAGATTAAACAACTTGTAAGCAAGTCATTCTTGTTTGCTCAGGAGTTCATCAATCAGGCTGTTCTTTATCGTGAGAAGGAGACAACATCGGCAACCGTTGAGAACAACAAGTACGCATCAGTTGATTCTGATTCTCTCAGCAGCGACACCGATAAACTGCTCTACAACATAGCTACAGCTATCAACAACTTTATCGCTCAGGATAAGAATCAGTATGCCGACCAGCAGAAGAACGGATTGAAACTGGCTGCTACAGACGTAAATGTCAAGACCTTGCCTGAGAGTATCAATATTAATGCTGCTGTTACTGGTTCGGTAACTACCAAGCAGGAGTCCACGTCTAGTGGAACATAAACTTAGATAAATATTTTTTTGCTATATAAAAAATAAAGGGAAGCAGTCCGTGATGGATAGCTTCCCTTGCTTTATCTTAGCCTTAAACGACTAATCATTTAAAATGGATGCAAAGCGATTCTTGCTCTAACAGCCGAGCGGTTGCTGGCATCCTTTATCTTCTGTTTCTTATCCTCAGCGAGTGCCCAGAATCTATCAGCACCATCAGGATAAACAATCATCAACCATTCATAAAGGCATTGGTTCACGATGTAGTCATGCAAATAGACGGTCATGGTATGTACACTTGTCTTAGAAAAACCTTGCGGCATACGCATAGCCAAGTAATAAGCATCCTCATCATTTGTCGGGGAACCTATGCATTCTTCCCACTCGTTGGAATCAAAGCCGCCACCAAGCATTTCCACCTTGGTGAAACGGAAAAGCATTTCTCTGCAATCCTCTACTGCTGAGTCTAGAATCCTTGCTAACTTATCTCTGTTTCCTTCCTCTGATACATCAAACACATTCTTTAATTGTTTGGCATCTATACCTTTCTGCTTGGAATAAGAGTCAGCAAAAGAAAAAGCAGTATTCTTGATGTCATATACCAACTCATTCTTTTCCAACTCTATCATCACTTTATATCCTTTATTACAATACCTCATATCCTATCCTCCTATCTTGTTGGTCTTTTACGTGTATAAATGATTGCGTCAATCTTTAGCAGCAAAACGTTTGCCTTGGAGAGATAATCTTCCACCTTATCCTTATAGACTACTGAGCACCATTCTGCTACTATTTTGTTGACTACATAACTAAAAACCGTTGATTCTAAGGTCTTAAATAAACTCTCATTAAAAAGGCTGCTTACTCTCAGACCAAAGACCTCGTTACTGCCTGAGTCACACTTCTGCCATACAAGAATACTCTCCAAGGCTACGGAAACATCATCAATGGAATCTTCCCAAAAGCCTTCCAGCATTTCTCTATCAGCTTCCGTCACAAACACTTGGTCATACAGACTTTTTCCGTTTTTATCCAAGTTCTTTCCTCCTATGTAGGCAGTAGTTTTTGCCACCTCCTCATAGATGTTACTTTTCGTGATTGTCAATGTGAAATTTGCCATTCTTTATCTTTTTATAGAGTTTATAGCCTAATACGATTAACAGCATGCAGAGTGCCCCAAATGACCATACTGCATATTTCAACTGAAACTGCTCCCACTTGGAGAGTTGTTTTTCAACTGGGTAGGGAACTGGGATGGAATCTCTTTTCAGGAAGGAATCCACCTTCACCTTATACACATTTTTATAAATGCTCTTCTCATGCCATCGGTCAAGAAAGCAAGTATCTCCCTTCTGTCTGAGGAAGATGGAATCACGCACAAAAACGCTGTCAGAAGTATGCAGCGTATCGTGTTTTACTACGTCCCGACATATAACTTTTTCCATCGGGACGTATTTTGTCTTGCATCCCGACAGAAGAAAAGCCACCAGCAAGATACCAATCACGTAGAGTGCTACTTGCCAAAAATCAGTATCGTACCATTTTACTTTCATAGGCTAAACATTAAAGACCTTCTTTGCTCTTGTAAGAAACTTTCGTCTTGATTTCAAGCCGTTGGTTCCACCATTGATTGTCTTGGTAATAGCCACGAAACTATCACTATCAGCCAGTTTGTTCAGGTCATGTTTCCACCACCACCACATAGCACTCTTCGTTGCTCCTAGCGGAAGCTCCAGCAACTGAGGATTCTCCATGATGTCACCAGTGCAATACTTGCTGTTCTGATAAGCCTGATAGTTGGCTCTGCCAGTAATCTGAATCAAGCCCCTACCCCGATACTTGTAGCCATCACCATCTTTAAGGTTGCCGAGCATGTTCTTCAACTTGCCAACATCATACTTATGGAAGTAGTTTCTGTTGCCGAGTTCCTTGGTGTATCTCAGTTCGCCACTTTCATGTGCAATTTGAGCCAAGAAATGAGCCATTCGCTTAGGAGCATCAATATGGAACACCTCAGCATAGCCATTGATATAAGGAAGAAACGCATCCACCTTATCCTTGGCATTCGGCATAATAGCCAAAATCTGTTCTCTTGTTACCTTCATATTACTTGCCCTCCTTCACTTGTTTCAGCATACTTGCGAGTTCATCCTTCACCTTGCTCTCAAAGTTGCCTAGTTTTGTCTTGAAATAAACGTTTACCCCGAATATTGCTCCAGAGTAAACCAATGTCTGACTGACATACCACAGCACACCATCAGACACCACATAATTGTTGAGAAAGAATGATAGGAAGGTGAGTACAACACCACTCACTAGCATTCCTATAGCTGCACCATATTGCAATCCTTCACGTACATTTGGAGTCATATCTTATATTTATATATTATTAATAATATGCAAAGATAAGAAATGATTCCCAATTAGTTACTTTATCCGTTTATTGTGTGCCATATTTTGCTGGTAGGATGCAAGCAGTCAGGGTCTTGCAGATACTCGATAGCCATCAAAACCACCATTTCCTTCAACTCATCAGCATCTTTGCTATATCGCTCCAGCATCACATGATGGTCACTTCTCATCAGGTTCATAGTCACAGCCAAATCATGGATGGTATAGTCAGAAATATCATCCTGATGCTTGTCAAAGGCTTCTCTTATCTCATCATCCGAGAAGAAAGGAGCCGTATGCTTGGTTCCGTCAGCATCCTCATACCACATCTTGCTGATAGCATCATCGGCAAAGTGTTTGTCAAAATGCTCTTCGCTCAACACACCATACACCATCGCACAAAGATGATGCTCCTCCACATCGCCCAACTTGCATGAGAGATACTTGCCGACTGCCTTAGCTATAGCCAACATCTGTTCTGGAGCCATTTCCTGCTGATACTTTTCTACGAAATCTACGAAATTCATACCTATACAAATTAAAAGTTTATGATGTTGCAAAGATACGAATATCTTAAACGCAGCACCATAAACTCGCAGATATTTCTGTAGCTATCTGAATATCAGACAAATACAATTACGATAAAAACACCTCCTTTCTTTATTCGTCCTTAAATCTGGTTCTCTTCTCTCCACCCCTCGTCCAGATGTCGCTTTTCTTGCGTTTCGCCACCTTTCCGATAACGTCATTCTCGTAAAGTTCGGGCTTATTCTCCCTACCTTGGGTCTCTGAAGCAACACCACCATTCGGGTTGCCACCTTGGCTGGCATCAGGTTTCCCATTGCCATACCATTCCTTGTCACTTGGTTTGTCTGCAATCATAACTATAAACTATTAACTATAAATTATAAACTAAGCAGCAAGCGGTGGGTTCTGTCCGTCAGGACTCACTCCCTGACCGCTCATCATCTGCTGCAACATCGCCTGAGCCTTCGGATTGCTCTGTGATGCCTGAGCAACTTGGGCTTGAAGCTGAGGAGAGAATCCTTGTGGAGTCTCACCATTCTGAATGGCTTGCTGGTTGGATGCAACCGATTGCAACAACTCCTCGCCAAATGGGAAATCTCCTACTTGCAACAACTGCTCCAGCGTGATAGCCTGATTCTGCCACAAAGTCATAAGGAACTCATTTGCCATCTGTCTGTATACAGGAGTAGCCGTACTTTCCGTGATGTTGATGTCAAACTCAACGTCTCGTATTTTCTTAGGGTCGTAGTGTACAATCTGTCCTGCCCTACCCACGATATTGAAGTTGCGAGCCACGTCATAGTACTGCTGCATATTCTTCACGGTCTTGTAAGCACCATCAATGATGAACTGGCTGAATGTCTCCAATATATCAAGCAGCGACATGGTAGCATTCTGAGTCTGCTGGGCATAGAGCGAACCGCTCGTACCTGATACTCCTGGTTTACCTTGCAAGGCTCCGTTCACGCCCGATATATCCTCGAAAAACTTCAACTGATAGCTGAGCAAGTCACCGATGCCGATATTCGTAGAGTTGTTCGCTACTTGCTGAGGGACCTGACCGCTCTTGTTTGGCTTGTATCTCACCACACCATTGAATCTACTCCACTCATCGCAGAAATCATCCCAACTCATATCATCAGGAAGACAATCCTCAGGACAGAGCAGCACACCCTTGGCACTCGCACGCATGATGAAGTCATACATCGTGATAAGTCGGTTCACGTATCTCTGCTGGTCAATCACATCTTCCACGAAGCTGTGTATCTCACCATCAATGAACGGATAGAACTTAAAGCAGTACGGATGCTCACCATGAGCATAAGGGGTCTCGCCTTCTCTTAGAATATCACCTAAAGGAGAAAGGTAGTAGAAATGCCAGTAATCATCCATAAACCACTCGGCATCAATCAGAGGAATATCCTCTTCTAGCATGCCAGCAGCCATACCTCGCCTGATTCTGTCTCTGTTCTCTGCATCTACAATATCAGCCTTATCCTCAATATCAATCTTGAAATCATCGCCATTGTTGTAGTCGTGGCATCGGTACCTTGGCTTACTCTCCTTGCGCCAAACCTCAATCACTCGGCAGAGCGAAGGGTTGGCAGGATTCATAAAGTCGATAGTCTTAGGGTCGAACTCACCGAATCGCTGAGTGCAGTCTGCAATCACGAAATCTCGGTTAGCCGCTAACCGGTATATCTCCTTCAACTTACGAGCCTCAGCAGGAGACTTGGCAAACTCTCTCAGCACGTTGCCGATGGTAATGTCATGCACCTCACCCAAACAACTCACGTCCCAACCACGGAAATCCCTCATATTGTTGTCTATGAAGAAATTGTTCGGATTCACGTAGTCAGTCCAGCAATCCAACCTGCCTCTTCGCCATCCATACTTTTTCTTATAGATAGCAGCACCGCTTATCAGGAACTCTTCCATGGTTCGTGCATCCAGTTCCGTCTCTCGGTTCAGTTGTCGGTTACATTGCAGCACCACGCTCATGGTCTCACCATATCGTTTCTCATCCTTATCTCTGGCATTGCAGGTAGGTTCCTTGCTCTGGGAGCGATATACACCCAGCACATTCTTCACCAACCTACGGATAAGGTTGTTCTTCAATGGTTCGCTACCCTGCTCACGGATATAGTCTTCCTCCTTGATACGCTTTTTAAAGCCACACTTGTTTTTGAACTCAATGGTATCGCCCCATTGGTCTCCATAGCAGTATCGCTTGTTACGCAATCTTCGCTTTCGTAAGTTATCCATATTGTTATAGTATCGTTGAGCCTCCAGCAAGATTGAGAAGGCACGCTCGTATGGCTTGTCAAATCGGTTCTTGGATGCCTTCACGCTATCCAGTTCTTCCTTGTCAAGCACCCTACTCAACGATAGCAGTTTGGTTTCTTCTTTCTTCTTTGCCATAATTTATGATGTTGTAGGTTCAACAATATGTGCCAACTTTCTAGCCACTCCAAGGAATCCGCTTGCAGTATCGGTATCGCCAAGGCTGATACAAGTAAGATAGCCAGCCATGTATAAGATGGAATCTTTCAGGACGGAAGGCAGACTGATTTTCTGTTCGGTAGTGATAGATGGAACCTGAACATAGATGAATGCCAACGTAGCATCCTGCTTTGTGCTGGTATATAGTTCGATACTCTTGCCGTTAGCCGTATGCACGATAGCCGCAATCGGTCGCTCAGGATTTCCCCTGACTCCATATTTGCAGTTCTGATACTTGTAGGCATCATCGCTCTCTGAAATGATTTCGGCAGGACGGTTCCAGTCTCCTGCCTTCACAGAAAGGATTCTCAACATATCGGTAGGCAAAACCATCTTACCCACGTAATAGCCGTTGCTATCATCCGTCCACGTTACATCATTCGTACACGAAGTACCTTCCACCATATATTCAGGAGAATCCGAAAGAATGATTCTTGCTGCATCTACGATTTTACTCTCAATAAGTTCTGCTTGCGAGAGTGTATCAGAATCGCTAGGAGCCAGCAAACCAGCAGACTCTTGGTTTCTATCCAAGAGCACCTTCACCTCTTTCACTAAATCAGATACAGCATATTCTACCATTACTCTAAACCTTCTAGTTCAACACCATTTTCTTTAGCAATCGCCAAGATGTCTTCCTTGGTCTTCATCTTGGAACGGCTCACACCATAGGTCTCAGCCAGATAGTCCTTGGCATCCTCAACGTCTGTCACTACGTGGGTCTTCTTCTCGTCAGCCACTTTCTTCTTTGCCTTAGCAGCAGCCTTCTTCTTGGCTTCCGCAGCTTCCTTCTTCTCGTCAATACTCTCCACCAAGAAGAACTTGTCGTTGAACCAATAATGAGACTCGATAGCCTTCTGTACCTTCGGGTCTCTTGTCATATAGACACTACTTCCCATGGTCTTACCCTCAAAAACAATACGCATTCGCTCGTTACCTACCATAACGCTGAATGCTAAATCCGAACCAGCTTGATATTTCTTAAACATGATTATACCTTATTTATATAAGTGTTACTAAAAAAGGGATGGGGCTAGTGCCCACACCCCTCACTATTTAATGAATAATTTGCAATTCTACCTGCTTTTAGGCAGCAGCCTTGGTTACCTCTGTATCAGAAAGGCTATCTGTTGCAGGAACCGCAGCAAGGCGCATACGAGCGTGTGCCTTAGGGTACTTCAAGTACAGACAAGCTACCTCCTGAATAACTACTGCATCGGTGTTACGGATGCCAGCCTTCTTCAAGTCGAGCACGTTTCGAGTCCAAGACAAGTGTACTCGCTTAACCAAGAACTCAGGGTCAAGGGCAAAGCCGCAGTCGCTCATGCCGAAGATGTCAAACAACTCAGAGTGAATCATCAACACCTCACCGAAGTCAGTCTCCCAACTCTTGAACTTCAAGTCCCAAACCTCAACGGTGTCCTTCAAGCGGAACTTGTCAGAATCAATCTTACTGAATGCGCTCACGAAATCTGAACCAGCGATAATCACCTTGCGCTTGTTGCCGATACCAGTACCAACAAACAAGTCTTTTGAAATGTCAACCAACTCCAAATCAGTAATCACTCGTTCATTCTTGCCGTAGCCCTTCTTAATATCGTCAGCAGTAGCAACATGACCTACCTCAATATCCTTACCAGCCATCCACCAAATACCCTTGGTAAACCACTGGGCAGAGTTGTTCTTGGTAGTATGCTTGATACAAGCCATATCACCGAAGAGATAAGTACCTTCCATCGCAAGACGCATATCATAGATACTATCCTCCTCGATGTCAGAGAAATCCCAGTCTACTCGCTTAGCTGCAATCTTATTAAAGGTACTCTCCTCTACCTGAATCATGAAGTTCTGGCAGTACTGAATCTCAGAATCAGGAAGGTTGTTGAAACGACCTGTCTGTACATCCAACTCACCGCAACTCTTAGCCATACGGATAAGTACCTGACCCTTCTTCAAAACAGGAATGCCGATAGCCTGCTTGCTGACCAACTCACCATTTACAGCATACACAATAGGATAACCCTCTGTATCTTTACCGCAAACGCAAAGTTCCAAATCAGGAGTAGGAGCATCTGTAATTGTTGAATAGGCAACACCCTTATAGTTGGTAATAGCCTTCACACCCACCACTCGGATGGTATCATCCAAAGTAAACATTTCAGGGTCTTCTACCTTCAATACCATAGATGTACCAGTACTCTTCGTGGTCTCCTCCTTGACGGTTGTCTTGATAGGACGTGTACCGATACTCCAATACTCAACTACAAACGAACTAGCAGGCTTGGTTGTCGCATAGCGTGAAATCTGGTCAACTGGAGTAGCCATTGGACGAATCTTGGTAATCTTGTCGTTGATGTCGTTCTCATAGAACTCCGTACCATTCTCGTTAAAGTGCTCACGACCTTTTCCCTCAGTAGCGATACCATCATCCTGACGAGCCGCACCACCATTGCCAGCATCATCGGCAGCAGTAGCACCACCAGCTTCCGCAGCATGACCACTCTCGGTAGTACCGCCATCAGGCAGAGCCGCCTCAGCCATGATAACCTGACCATTCACTCCAAAAATAACTGCCATAACCATCAGGAAGACGGAAAGCAGCCGATTAAATGTACTTTTCTTCATTGTTATCCTAAATTAATTAAACATTATATATTATCTTTTTACCTTTTCTCATTATCGAATGTGTGTTCTCTTCTCGTTGCCACGCTGCCAGATATTACCCCTACGTGATATTCTACCAACAGCACCAAGGTCAGGCTGATTATCCGTAGGCTTGGTCTCCGCATTGGCAGAATCAAGGTCGGCAGTACCATCACCCTTCTTTCTCAGTTCAAGGTTCTTGACGTGCTTGCTGTTCTTGCCACGAACCTCACCTTCATGGGCAGCATCAGCCACATCAGTATCATGGTTCTTAGCCTTGATGAAAGCAGTAATCATTTCCTCTGTAAACTTGCCAGTCACCACATTGCGCATAGTTTGAAAGCACTGGTCAATTGCATCATTCACAGCTTCCTCGCCATACTTCTCTTCCAACTTGTCGAATACCTCATAGCTGGAAGGCATATTCTTGTCATACTCCTCCTGCAACTTCTTGCCGTTGGCAGCATTCTGCAAGAACTCCGACTGAGCCGATGCAATTTCGTCCGCATTGTCAGGGTCTGAATAGTAATCAATGGCATCCTCACCATGGGTACGAATCAACTCAGCGTAAGGACTCTTGCCAGCCTTCATCGCTTGAAGGAAGGTAGCCGCCTCAGGGTCGCTACCCAGCCAATCGCCCATCGCCTTCTCGTTGTCCTTGTAACCCTGCAAAGCCTTCTGGTCGGCATCATAATCATCGTTGATGGCTCCATACATAGCTTCATCATCCGCATACTCCGTATTAGGGTGGCGGGTCTTCAAACGCTCCAAAGCCAAGTCTCTCTTGGTCTTGGTATCTTGCTGTTTTGCAGCACCAGCATTCTGCTCAATATTTGTATTATCGTCCATATATATATGTGTATATTTATAAATCAATGCCCAAAATTAATGCTTTTTTCCGATTTTCATCTTTTATCCGTTAATTTAGTCTAATCGGATGCGACTAATTCAATACTTTTTTGTATATTTGCAGGGTCAGATATGAAATATAAGGATTCACGATGCTATTTTATAGAGGAACGTGATGCTGATTTATTGAGGGCTTACAAAGAAATTATTAATGTAAGAGACAATATCAGACTCTCAGAGATTGAGGAAAAGCTAGCCCAATCTCCGAGCAGAAGATTTTGGGTTTCAGAAGACCGTGCTTATATAGTCATATTAGACTTACTAAAAGGAAAACCTCTTGATAACATGATTCCTACCCGAAAGGAAATGTATCAGGAGATTTTCAGACGATTCCAGATTCATAAGAGTAATGAGCCATATCTCAGTAATATGGATATTATCAAACGTGTATGTGCTGAAAAAGCACCCAGTTTCTATTTGACTCCTCAAAGCATACACGTAATTCTTAGCAGGGTGAGAAAGGAGGAGAAGCAAAGATGCTACGAGATACGAAAGAGAAGATTGCGCTTTATGCTGGGTACATTATAATAATGTGTATCACTTTTCTTGGATATGATGGCATGGGTCTCTTTGACGATTGTTCTATTCAGAACCGACTAAGCTACCCTTTCTTTCATCAGAACATCTTTCATGCAGCCATCAACCTTTATGTCTTCCATCAATGCTACCGAGCCATCCCTTGTGGCATCGGTCACTTGGTGGCATTCTATCTCATAGCCATCAGCTATCCATTCACCTCTTCCCTACCAATCATCGGTCTAAGCGGTTTTATCTATGCTTACATGGGCTTTATTGCCCCATACGTGGAGAATAAGGTAAGATACAATCTCACCATTCTCCTATATATCTGTGTTGGAATCTTCTTCCCTTGCATGGCAGTTGGAGTCCACATCTATTGCTATGTACTTGGTCTGTTGTGGGGTTATTTAAATGCACCGCTATGCCAAGACAAGTAACCGCCAAACTGCCTGATGCTGTAGACAAACACGTACTGGGCATCCTGAAGGAGAACGAGATACGCATCAAGGAAATCAACACGCCCTTCAATCCTATCAAGGGTGAAGGTTGTGGAGATAAGCGATTCCTGCTTTTCCTTCCAGACTTCCCGATACAGAGACAGCAGCTTCCAGTTTCCATGAAGAAGATTCCGCTCGTCAAGATGCTCATCGAGTTTGGTAGCTGCAAGGCTGTAATCAAGGAACTGCACAAGGATATAGACGAGCCATACAACCTAGAGGAAGAAATGGAGCAACTGGTGGAGCAGTTCACTCGCATCAGAATGAAACACGACCCTTTCTTCTTCTTCGCCACATTCATCTATATCAAGCCGAAAGGTGGAGGTCTCCCCTTCCGTTTTGTACTCAGAAGACCGCAGCGCAGACTGCTCAGGTGGCTGGAGGAGCGAAGAAAGAAGAATCGCCCTATCCGTCTCATCCTGCTGAAAGCCCGACAATGGGGAGGTTCTACGGTTATTCAGATGTACTTCCTCTGGCTGCAACTCATGTGGCAGAAGGGTCTCAACTCGCTCATCGTGGCTCAGGTGAAGGACACAGCAGAGACCATCCGTGGTATGTTCGAGGAAGCTCTGAAAAACTTTCCTACCAAGTTCCTCTACGAAATGGGAGAAGCGTTCTCTGAGAACGAGCCGAAGTTTGTTGGAGTAGGAACATCAGGTAATGTAAAGAAGGTTCCTCAGCGATTCTGCAAGATTAAGGTTGGTTCAATGGAACGACCACTATCAGCCAATGGTGAAGACTACAACTTGGTACACCTTTCCGAGGTTGGTTTGTGGAAAAAGACGGATGGTAAATCTCCTGAGGAGGTGGTGCAGAATGCTACAAATGGTATATTGTACCGACCATACACGATGATTGCCTATGAATCCACCGCCAATGGTACTGGCAACTTCTTCCACAAGGAGTGGCTTGCCGCCAAAAAGGGACAATCTCAGTTTGAGCCGTTCTTTGTTCCTTGGTACGAGATATACGATATGTATCATCTCGAATTTGAAAGCAAGAAACAGAAGTTAGAGTTTGCCAAATGGCTATATGAGAACCGCAACAATACCAATACGATGTCCGACCGAGATGAGCCATGTACCTATCTTTGGAAGTTATGGACGCTTGGTGCTCCACTCGAAGCCATCAACTGGTATATTGCCGAGCGCAGGAAATTCACCGACCATGCCGATATGGCTGCTGGCTACCCTACCGATGATATTGAAGCATTCAAGCATTCAGGAGCCAAGGTGTTTGCCGAAGACAAGGTTGACAAGTTCCGCAAGGGATGCCGAGCACCTAAATTCATCGGTGATGTTTATGGTGATGGCTACAAAGGCAAGAAGTGTATGCTGAATGTACGGTTCTGTGAAGACAAGCAGGGGCAGTTGTGGATATGGAGCAAGCCTGAGACCTTTGATGATTGCAAGGTAATCAACCGCTATCTGGTCGTAGTGGATATTGGTGGACGTAGCAAGAATGCCGACTGGTCTGTTATCTGTGTCTTCGACCGCTATTGGATGATGGAAGGTGGCAAGCCGTATGTGGTAGCCCAATGGTATGGGCACATTGATATGGACTTGCTTGCATGGAAGGCGGCTCAGATAGCCAAATACTACAACGATGCTCTATTGGTCATAGAATCCAACACCTTGGAGACGAAAGACAAGGAGCACATATTGGAAGGTGGTGACCAGTCTGAGTTCATCCTGAATCAAATTAAGGACGTATACGACAATCTCTATGCACGCAAGCAGAGCGAATCAGACATCAAGAATAAGGTTCCAGTAAAGTACGGATTCCATACCAACGTGGCAACCAAGCCGATGGTTATCTCTGTATTGGTTCAGACTATCCGTGAACAACTCTATGTAGAGCGAGACGATAGATGCTTAGATGAATATCTCACCTACGAGAAGAACGGAACCGTATACGAGGCAGCAGACGGAAAGCACGATGATTTGCTCATGACCAGAGCCATCGGACTCCACATCTGTTTCAACGAAATGGAAATGCCAAAGATGATACAGAATCAGGCAAGAGTAATGAGAAGAAAGGTTTCTGTTTCGGCAGCAACCATCATATAGTTTCAAACAATAATAATTACGATTATGAAAGTAACAAAGATTTTCAAGCGCATCAAGTGCGAAATCATGTACCGCCAAGCTACGGCTAAGGCAGACTACGCATCCAAGAAGAACCACGGTGAAATCTTCTATGTTCTTCCTACGCAGAAGGGAAACCTCATGATTATGAACCGCTCACTCTTCGAGGCATTCAAGAAGACCAAACTGGTAGACAACGACATGAAGGTCAGAGACCTCTTCAAAGATTGTGTCTATCATACCAACTGCAAGAGTGAGAAGGGAAAGCGCAGCCGCAAGCGCAAATTTCTCAGATGGAAGGGCTTAATCTAAAATTTTTCTGCCCTAAATAAACGGATAAAAGGTAGGTAGAGAAAATTCTGCCTATCTTTGCCTATTATTAATAATGTGTACCAAATATGATTTATAAAATAGTACAAGGAAATAGTTTCAAACTCCACATCTTGGTGCGGAAGATGGACGTATCGAAAGAGTTCCAGAGACTCATTGACTTCGATATGAATCTGGCTACCGACATCAGAGTTGAGTTGTCGGGCTGTTTCTGCAATACAATTTCTGTTCCAGTTCAAGTAGCAGGAATCCAAGGCAACGTACTGATATGCGACATTCCTTCCACCCTTGATTACGGAAACTATAACGTCAGGGTATCATGGAAGTATGATGGTAGCGAAATGGTCAGCATCGAGCGAAACCTTCTGAGAATCGTAGAACACAACTCTATGAGTAATGTTCCTATCGGCATCACGGAAGGTGAGCATACTGGCTTATTCAACCTTCGATACTACATCGTGACAGAGAATCAGTCTACTTGCCCTATTTCTTTCATCGTTGATAACGCCAAATTCAGCTACACCATCAATGGTGAAACCCAAATGGTGGAGAGTCAGGAGAACTTCGTGATTAACGGAACTATCAGCAACGGAAAGAAACTGGAAGCTCAGTTCATGCCTATAGAAGGTTTCAGCATCGGTCAGGTGAAGGTTATCATGGACGGAAAGGACGTTACTGCTGAGTATTACAACAGCAACACACACAAGGTCTTCATCCCAGCCGTATCAGGCTATGTTACCATCACAGCAAGTGGAACCGTCAAGGCAAGCTATTATGGTGCATCGTCAGCCAAGAATATGAGCGAGTTGAATATGGAAGACCTCACAATGTACGAAGGCACTCTTGTCGGTCAGACTCTTACCATCACAACAACGGAAGAGAAACCATACATCTGGTTTGCAAGCCGCCAGCCGCTCATCTTCAACCAATGCGGCTTCGAGGCATCCATGAACACCACAAAGCTAGGTGACCTCTACTACTATTGGTCAGACGAACTTGTAGCTGGTGACGATAACGAATATCAAATTAAATTAAAAGAATAATATGGCAGAAAAGAAAAAATACAACAGCATCCTTGTAAGTGGGCGCAAAGACCAGACTCTGACATATTCAAAGTACGTCAAAGACGAGGAATCGGGAGAATCCGTCAAGGAATCACTCGACAAGAAGGTCAACGTCACTGATGAGTTAACAACTCAGCAAATCAAGGATGGTGCTATCACCAACGAAAAGATGGCTGCTGATTCTGTTGGTAACTCCAACCTCCAAGATGGTTCTGTCAGCAACGAGAAACTGGAGGATGGAAGTATCACCAACGAGAAGTTGGCAGAGAACTCCATCACCAAAGACAAGTTGAAAGACAACACCATCGGTGTAGAGAAGTTAGACCCAGAGCTTCGCCAGACTATTAATGCAGCTACTGGTCTTCCTGAGAATTTGGTAGAAACCATTCAGAACGTAGATGATACACTGAAAAAACATCAGAGACAGCTAGATGATAAGCAGCAGCAAATCACCGCCAACGATGAAGACATTTCATTATTGCAGACTCGAAGTACTCAGATGGAAGAAACCATCAAGGATATTGCTGCTACTGGTGGTGCAAGTCAGGCTACTGCTGTTACTTATAATAATGAGAAGTCAAAACTTGCCGCAGTCAATATCCAAAGTGCAGTAGATGAGGTTGTTGACAAGACAGCTATCAAGAATGAGGAAGGAACGGTAGTAGAAACTCCTTTCCGCTACATTCAGAACGAAGAGTTCATCCATGCAGTAATAGATTCTGAGGGTAGACTTCTCTTTGGTATCTACAGAGCAACTGGAAAGCCATATTTCCCTCTCAATGAAATGTATCACGTCATTCAAAACGAGGAATTTCTTTGGCTTATTCTTGATGCAGCTAATCATCCTCTTCTCGGTATTAAGCGAGATGGTACTAGCTGGGCAGCCAAGGCTCAGTGGCTTGATGATATTAAGGCTATCAAGGAAGCTCTTTCAAGTATTGATGAAACCCTCAAAACCTTACAACCAAAAGAAGATGGTAAGGGATTGATAAACCTTGATGTTGCAGACAGTTTCTTCTATATCTCTAATGATGAGTATATCATCGCAGTAGAAGATACAGAAGACAGAATACTTGCAGGAATCAAATATGATGGAGAGCCATACTTCCCTAACCATGAAATGTACTCTGTAATAACCAATGAGGAATGGCTTTATGCTATCATTGATGCAGAGAACAAGGTTCTTGGTGGTTTCCGTGCAGATGATGGTCACATGGTTGTTGGTGGTATTGATATTAGCACCTTTATTAAAAATGCCATTATTGATATAGCAGACATCAAAGAACGTACTGCTCATCTTTCTACGATAGAAAATGATGAATATCTTTCTGTTGAGAGAGATGCAGCAGGGAATGTTCTTGGCTATACTGCTCCTGATGGTAGCCATTATCTCTACAATGTAAAGTCTGAGACTATTCTGACACAAATAGAAGAAAAAACAGACATAGAGAATAGGCAAGAGATGACATTGGACGAAGAAGAACATATCCTTAGCTACAGAGACAAAAATGGCATTAAACATGAAACTGCTCTAGATGTAGAACATTTTAGTATGAAAGGCGAATCTATTGATTTTTCCAATTATGCAACACAAGACGATGTTAATGGCATTGAACTTAAAAACATCGATGGGGTTTACGACAACTCAAAGCCTAATTTGTATCTTACATCACAAAAGACATACACAACGGCTGATGGAAAGCAATCTTTCACTCCTCCAAATGCAGGTGCAGAAATGAGTAACAAAATACCTTGTAAGCCAGGAGAATGGTTCACTAGGACTGGCACAGCTACAGGTATGGTTGTTGTTTCAGACAAAAATGACAATAACGCAAAAAGATTGATGCCAAACGGAAGTCTGCCTAAGGCAAGTGTTCAAGTTCCAGAATATTGGGATTGGGCTGCATACATACGTTTTGCCGTGGCTACTTACGAAAATAATGTTACCATAAACCGAGGTAAGTATGCTGTAAGTGAATCTAGTGATTCTGTTTCTATTCCAAAACTTAAATTGAATGTTGCCAATTTCACGAAGGAAACCAAATATCTAAAATCTCCAAATGGTACTTTCTTTGAGCTTTCTGTAAGTGATAAAGGGGTATTGTCTGTAAAGGAGATAGACAAAGACCTTGTGGCACCTTTCGATGTACCATCAGATTTAAAGTTCACTATATCCAACCCTTCTGGAGGTGCTGCTGTTTTTTGCGGAAATGCCAATCGGGTATTGCTGCATAACGAGAAATATCTGTATGAGGTCAAGGAAACTGGATTGACAAAGTTTCTTTCCATCGCTGACAGCTCTGCTTATTTCTACAATGTCGAGCATCAGGTAAACAGCAGTGGTAAGTCAAGAATTGTTGCATTGCTAAAGGTTGCCCCATTCAAAGGTCTTTGCGTGTTTGATGAGAACTTCATCCTAATCGACCAATTAGCAAGTCCAAGTTATGATACTCATGACTTCATCTACATAGATGATTTCCATTACATCGTGTATTATCATAGCAACGTACTAACAATAGATGGACACATGACTTATTCTGATACTTTGGTAGAGTGGAAGAATGGCAAGAAGATTGGTTCATACACCCTCAATGACCAAGATGTTTTAAGAGATATTCTGTTTGATGCAGATGTGCATTCTACTGCACCTATAGCAGAAACCCATACAAATACTATTGGTTTTGATAGGACTGAAGACAGAATAATTGTAAATCCAAGAAACTGTTGCTCTTGGATAATTCTCAAAAGAACTGTTAGCAGTGAAGACAAGGTTACATTTGGTCCAGTACTGGAACAAGTTGGTGGTTTGCCATCGTCTAGCAATTATGATGCCGTTACAAGGAGAATCAAGACAGATTCATTGGCTCAGTGGTTCTTGTGTCATGATGTGAAGTATTGGGGGATGAAAGAAATTAGTGGTGTGAGTTATCCTACATATACACTGTTCGATAACAACTACTTAATGAAAGAGAACCCTCGAAACAATCCAACATCAAATCCTACTGGCGCAACAGATAATGCAGCCACTTGCTCTAGAATTGTGCAACTAAGCATTGATTGGAGTAAAAGGAAGATTGTGGAGTACAAGGTGTATGTCGTTCCATCTTATTATTCAAGTGTTATGAGTAGTGCATGGATGATGGATGAAGGTATGTTCTGCATAGATTATGCTATGATGGGAACAATCATATTTGCAGACTTCACAACAGAAGCAACAACAGTGACAGAAGACAACCATCTGTACACGAATGCTAAAATAACATGGAAATTAAAGCAGCAGAAACTTTTGTATAGGGCAAATATTTATTAATTCAAATATAATATATAATTATGGGAAAATGTTTAATAACTAAACTTAGTGGTGTCGTTCAGAATGAAGACCTGCTTAAAGTAGGAGAATTGGAGATAATCTTGAAAGGCAATTCATCATCAGGTAAGCGTATGCCTTCATTCAAATTCACTAAGCCAACTGTGATTAAAGCCATCAATGGTTTAATCTCAGCTGAGACTGCCAACAATGGCAACAATGCGTCTGAACTAAATATTAGTTCAGACAGCGGAAATATGTCGTGCTTTGCTGATGGGGAAGTAAGACTTAGAGTTCAAAACAAATACAATCTTGTTACATTGTATGAGCAAGATAACGACGCTTTTGCAGATTTGGAGATTGACCTTGCAGACTTGGAATTTTGCAAGTCGCTTACTAGGTTGAATATTGGTTTAAAGAAGACCGTAAAGGGCTCTTTGGAAAACATCAAGGATTTGCCTATAACAGACATTTACTTGAATCCAGAAACTCCAAGTGACTTGGCTAATGTAACAGGATGGACATTAACCAGTCATTTTTCAGAAGGAGTATCACTTAGTAATGTATATGGTGACATATCAAATATTCATACTTCTTTTGCTAGCAATATTAAAATTACTGTTATTGGCACAAAAGGTAAGTCTCTTCACGGAGATTTAGGAGAACTTGGTGACAAAATACAAATCTTTGTTAGTAACGGTGATACTAATATGAGCGAAAACTTTACTTGGAGCAGTTCAACAGTCAGACCTTCGTCCTACTCATTCATTCCTTTATATAATGTAAGATTTGCAACCGGAACAGATGTTGATAACTATCTCATCAATGCGGCTAGTTGCAACTTTGATAGCGAACATGACAAAAATATAATCATCTTCTGCACAAATGGTACTCGTTCTTCTGCGTCAGACACAGCCTTAGCGACTATCAAGTCAAATGGATATACTGTCTTTCTGAATGGAGTAGCTTTGTAGAAATACGTAGATGAGCATAATTTGGTGTATGAGGAGCCGAAGTTTGAGTAGATAGAAGCAGGTAAGTCAGGGGGGGGGTACCGTAGAGATACTCCCTTTCTTTTTACTGAACAAAACGAAGCTATAATAGCATTATCTTAGTTTTGGAAAATCAAAATCATCATTCTGCACTTTTCCAGGAAGCTTCATTATAAAGCATTTGTTCTTTGGTTTCAATTCTTCATGAGCTATCTTAAAGAGTGCGTAGTTCAAAAGAATACACGAAAGAATCACTGCTAAACCAAAGACGCAAGTTGCTATAGGTTGTTCCTTAAACGCTTGGTATAGTATATATATCATAAACCCATCCCATACTATGCTGCATAGAGCAGCAGTTGAATAATATTCTATCTTTTTCTTCATAAATTTGAATGTTAATCTGTGCAAAGATAACTAATTATTTCGGTTCGTCTCTATAAATTAACATTATTAACACTCGAAACATTAAAGAACTTCTCGCATAAACTCCCCATTATATAGCATGGTTCTTCGCTCATCATATCTATCCCATCTTGCTCACAGATATGCGCTACCACATGAAGAAGCTCATGACCTATTGTATTGATGATGCTGCCATCAGATTCACACTCCCCAATGGCAAGCACACTCCTTCTTTCCGATAGGTTGGAATAGGTAAGCCCCCTATCTGCACTATCCTTGGTTAGGTGCTTGTAGGCTTCCGATATTGGATTTCCGTTGCAGCCAATATCAGAAAGAGCATGGCATATCTCATCGGCATCATGCGGCTGATAACCTATGAAACATACTATGCTCCAATCGTACTTCGGGAGTTCTATTACTCTTCTTATCATAATACATCTTCCCAAGGAATAGGCACACCATTGTGGCAGCAGTCGGCATAAAATCTGTTAAAGATGAAACCATCCTTCTGGTCGGCATCATCCACCATATCCTTGATAAACTGGGCTAGCTGCTCCTCATCCTTGATGGAAGACTTGTAGAAGTCTGCCCTCGCCATATTCGCCACGTATACATGGTCGTAGCCTATCTTATTCTTCACCTCTATTCCCTGACCAAGCAGAAGGGAATCCACCTTCTCCTTATCCCAAAACGAGACACTTACATCACGCTTGGAGGAAGGGTCATACTTGTACATCAGGCTCACCGCCCACTCGCACATCTTCTTGCTGAAATGATAGCCATTGTATCTGAGATAAGAAACCATTCCATCAGGTTTGAGGTCATACATATCCAATGGCATTCTGCATTTTCCCATATTACTGAATATTAAAGGGAGTCTGGTTCCGACATAAATGTCGGTGCCAAAACTCCCAAGTTAAACACTAGCGACCGCCACCATTGTAGCCGCCACCACCTCTTTCACCATAGCGGTTCGGGTAGTTCCAATCATCGTTCACGTTGTTGAATCTACGTCTGTTCTCACGCTCTTCACGTTCCTCACGTTCTCTTCTCCAATCGTCACGATAATCAGGCATACGCTCACCCATACGCTCCTGCTTCATCTTTTTCAGACAAGACATAGCCTTGCTGCCAAAACCAAGCATAGACTCGATGTTGTCATACAAATCATCGAACTTATCCTCTGTAATCTCAATCATTACCATAATCTTCTTACCTTTATTAGTTCTTACTGAGCTTCAAGGCATCAGACAGAAGAGATTTGATTTCGGATAGCGTACCCTTCACTCCGTTCATGTCAGATTTCAGGTTACTGATGTCCTGCTCTTGCTGCTTATCCTTGGCAATCTGAGGATTGAGTTTGGCTATTATTTCATCACATGATTCCACTACTGCCTTATTGTAGTCAACACTCTCCAAGATACCCTTGGCTTGCCTGAGCATGGAATCAACCTCTGCGCACATGGCATCACGGCTATCGCTGACAACTACACCATTAGTTCCTGAGTTGGCTATCTGAGCCGTGGATGGCAGTTTCTCGAAGTTGAGTTGCTGTTCTCCAACCTTCACCTTTACATCAACCGTTGTGTCGAAGTTCGGCACTTGATTCGGGATGTAAGTTGTCGGGAACTTCTGCTGAGGGTCACTTACCGATATAACCTGACCGATTCTGAGAGTCGGTTTTTCTCCTCCCTTGTCTAATATGTAAAAAAGGGAATTTTGTCTTAAACCTTGAAACATTTTCTTTCTCTTTTATAGGGGCAGACATTGCTATCTGCCCCATTGTTAATACTCTGTTAGCCACCAGTTGGTTGCTGAAACCCAAGCAGTCGGATTGTTCCGCTCTTCTTGTTGATATAAGCTAGAGCTTCCGTAGTGCTTGAAAGACCAGCTCCAGTTACAGCAGAACCAGTATGGTCTACCACGGAAGACTTAGTTGTGCCAGCCGTTGTTGTTCCACTTGTAGTTCCGCTAGTAGTGCTGATGGTTGTTGCACCATTGTGTGGCACTACAATCTTGACTGGAAGGTCTTCGCCAGCAGTTGGCACTCCCTGATGAATCTTTAGCAGTACGATACTCTCACAAGGTAAAGCCTTGTAGCAGCTAGGATTGATACCGAAGTCTACACTCTCGTTGGTTACTTGAAGTGCATTGGTCTTCAATTCATAGATACCGCCAATATCAACTCTCTTGATAGGATTCCGTCTCCTGACCATTGGGAATAATGGGCTGAAAGGATAGTTTAAAGGGAACATAGTTACCTCCTTTCCTTTAACAACCACAACCTACGGTTGATGCTGCGTTGGCTGCTGCTACATCACCAGCGTATGCTCCCATAGCAGCTGCTTGGAACACCTCTGGATTGTAAGTCTTCAACTGAGGATATGGTACAGATACGGTATTAGGCAACTTGCACTTGATGCCAGCTACCTCTGCTTGCAAGGCTGCAAGGGCAGCATTCACTGGAGTGATAATCTGTGCTTGGTATGCCTGCAAAGCCTGAGTCTGATGCTCGTTTGAAATCTGTGCTACAAGAGCACTATTCTTCTCACGAAGTGCATCAAGTTTGTCCTGCATTGCCTGAGTCTGCATCTGGTCGAGTTTACCCATCAAGGCAAGATGGTTAGACTGGTTGGTGTCACGCAACATTAAGGCGTTTGCATTGGCATTGTCGTTGATGGAATGAGTCTGATGACAGATAGCCAACTTATTCTCATAACCCTGAGTAGTGATGTTGTTGTTGGTCTGGCAGCAGCAGTTTGCAATCTGCTGAGCAATCTGCATATTACCCTGCTGCAAAGCATTGATAGTCTGCATACCGCTCATACCAACCTGATTACCTACACTCTGTACCTGAGAGGTCAAGGCAGAAATGGCACTCTGAATCTGACCTTCTGTGCAGTTCAACTGAGTAGCCAAATTGCTTAGTGCATTGCGGTTGCCACCGATGGCATCCATCAGGAGACCACGACCATAGTCATTGTTAATCTCGTTGGCGAGACCACCACGACCATTATTTCCGAAACCTCCCCAGCCGTTACCTCCCCAGCCCATGAGGAAGAAAAGGAAGATTACCCACATGAACCATCCACCTTCGCCACCGAAACCATTGTTTCCCTTCATGGCAAGGAGGACATTAGGGTCAACACCCTGCTTCTGGAGCAGAGGTGCAAGAAGACCGAGCATCCCATTGTTAGATGTGGAGCCTTCATTTCCGAATACATACGTTTTACTTTCCATATTATCCTGAATCTTTTGTTAAACATTAATTGATTAATACTACGTAACGTTACGAGCACAAAGATACGAATAATATGAATAGAGATTGATAAACTCGTAAAAGATTGTATAATTGTGTGATTAGCAAAGATTTATGGTTACGGAAAAGGTCGTAAATATACAGGAGAAGCGATTGGGCCTCTCCTATATATATTGTGTAGCGACTGCTAGAGGTTCAAGCCATACTTTCGTGATAGCTTGCGGAAGAAAGCCTTCTTGTTGGCAAAGTATCGGATGAGCGACTTATTCCACTTCTTCTCATGCCCGAACTGGTCGTGGATGCCTTCGGGTATCTTGCCATCGTGAACATACTTTTCAAAGGAAGAGATAGACTTTCCCATTTCGTGAGCACACCAGCCCTTGTTGGCTTGCGTATCATTCATCATGGCAGTAAGGAGTGCCACAAGTTCCATATCTCCTTCCGACAGACCGCAAGGGATAGGCTTGCCCTCTGCTTGGGCAACTGCTGATTCATGTGCCTTATCTGCGAGAGCACGAAGTCCAGCTTAGATGATGCTGTAATTTACTAATTGCGACATAAGCATATAAAATTAAAATGATTGTAATCAGGAACATATCACAATAGTACATATTGTTTGTGATAACGATAGAGCCGAACATGATGTGTATTACGTTGACTCCTGCTGCATATAAGAGCGGTATTCTCCACTCCACGCACAATCTGTGCAGTACCTGACCTTTCCAAAGAGAAATCGGGTAAAGAATGTAAGTGATGAAGTAGAAGAACCAGATAGGTTCCTCGTTCTCTTCATACCACAGCGTTATCTCCATCTTGTTGTCGTAGAACTGAGATACACTATACCATCTGAAAAGCATGACCAATATAGGCGCATACTTGAAATAAAGCAAGTCCGTCTTAATCTTGCTGCGTTCAGGGAGTAACTTAGTTATCTCTCTAAACAAATTCCTGACCCGTTGGTCTTCGTCTTCTTCTTTTCTCATAAGCCATTGTTTTCTAAAAGTTTATATGATTGAGGTTCTTTTACTTATTTAATAAAAAATCTTAGAGGTGGCAAATATAATAATAAATTAGGAAATAGCTACATTTATACACAACTTTAAAAGTTAAACTTTGTAAATACTTACAGATTGATAGATTCACACAAGAAAAAGGGGTAAAAAGTTTCAGATTGAAAGCAATTATCCCCCGAAAGCATAGCACTTTCAGGGGATAGTCATATATGTATTACTTCTTAGCCTTTGCCTTCTGGTTAGCCACAACTACCTTGTTAGCCTTCTCCAGCACGGAAAGAATCTTCTTTCTCAGGTCACGAATCTGCTTCATGTCCTCAGCGTTGTAGGCATCCTTGCCATCATCCAAGAAACCTTTCTTCAACTCGGAAATCTCCTGCTTGTCAAGGGAAATCTCGTCAATGGCATCAATGGCAGCCTTGTTGTTGTTGTAGTAGCCATCGCTCTGACTAGGAGCCGTATCAACCAAGAGGTCATAGGAAGTCTTGAATCCGTTCAGTTTGGTGTAGAGTTGTTTCAGCTTCAAGTCCTCGAAATCATCCTTCGGAGTAGCATGAGCCTTGTATATATCCTCGGCATTCAACTTGTGAGGTCTATACTCCTCCCCACTCTCCTCAGCACGTTCCTTCTTCTTGTCTTCCTCATACTTCTTCACCTTCACATCATCCTGCTTGTACTTCTTATACTCCTCTGAGCCGTAGAACCGCTCCAGCATTGAGTAATCGCCATCCACCTTAGCTTGTTTCTTCAACTTGCTCAGGGTATTGGCTGCACGGTCGTGGTTCTCCTTCATATTCCAGAACTCATCACCTTGTTTCTTAGTAACCGGTCTATCATCAGGATTGCTGACGAACTTACTGAATAATGGAATATCAGCCACCTTAATTTCCTTCGGGTCATTGAGCGACTTGGTAAGCAAACCGAGCACCTGACTGCCCATGGTGTAAGCACCACCGAGATAAGAAGACAATACATGGTCAACCACAGCAGGGTTATTCAGATTGTATCTTGGGTCACCGAAAGCATCAATGCTGTTCTGCTGCACATCTGGATAGTCGTTTCCGATTGAGTTAACCATCCTTGATGCACGAACCAACCAATCAGGAGTGCCCACGTATGCCTTGGTAAAGTTAGGGTCATACTTGTTGTACTCTGTGTCCTTGAATAATGGCTTGCCAGTGAAGTCAACATTGAAAGCCAACTCAAAAACTGGGCGAATAGCATTCGGCATCAGACTGACCGCAATATTGCCATCATAGCCAGTAGGGTCAAGCGGAAGCATATCCACTACCTGACCGAGCAAATCTTCTGCATACTGGCTCCAACTTTCCTCAGCCAACTCGCCACCCATCATCTTAGATGCAATCATATCGCCTATTCCATAGAAGGCACGGAACTCCTGAGCAAGCGGAATCTTCACATACTCATGAGTAAACGGAACCCACATAATCAGGTTGTTTCTTCTATCCCACTTGGTGAACTGCCAGTACTTATCCTTATCATCATCACCACCCAACATACTCATCAGGGCAGCGTTAACGATAGGAACCAGTACACCACTCGCCAACCACGATGCAGTAACAGCCGTGAACTTGAATGGATGATGCTTAGCAAGCGCACCCAAAGTCTGCAAACTCTGTACTGCTGGGTTGATGAAGAGATAGAGGTTTCTAATCATCTGCCAGCCATATTCGCCAGTACCCTTGCGGTTGAAGTTCAATGTTACATTCTTGGCATCATTCACAGCCTCATCAATAGAACGCCCATATTGAATGGAGGTCATGTAAACCGCAAATCGGTTACTATCCTCAATTGCTCTGTTCAGGAACTCAATGCTATCCATAATGGTATGTCCTACCTTTACTGGGTTCGCCTTCCATCTATCCAAATCCTTCAAGTCGTTCTTGAATTTCTTCTTCAAGTCTTCCACGTCAAGCGAAGAGACAAAGCCAGTTTCACCACCATTCATCATGAAGTCATAGAACATCTGTTCCTTTGGTGTAGCGTTTCCGTTGTTTACCTTATCTCTCAACTTTCCGTTCTGAAAATCTCTCAGCATGAATCCGAGATTCCAAGAGGTAGCAAGATTCTTTCTGAGCAGATAGTTGTACTTTGCATCCTCACGGATAGCTGTAGATGCCAGCGTCATGTTCAGGTCTCGGAAGTAGTTGGAAGGGATGAAGAGAGGTGAAAGACTGGTATAGGCAGCAGCCATCTTTCTACCCAACCAAGCAGCAGCCCTATCAAGTTTGCCGCTCTGAATCTCTCTTACTCGGTGTGCTCTGGTATTATTCATCGCCTGAGCCAACTGAGGGTCACCATTCACGTAGATAACATATTCCTCGCCATCCTTCATCACTCGCACCTCATGCTCTCTCTCCTCGCTGTGAGTCTGAGGATAGGCTATGTTCAATCCGTCTCTCTTCTGAGTAGCATCGCCAGTCTGAGCCATCTGCTCCATCTTCTTCTCAAAAGCATCAATGGCAGCCTTCACCTGATTACTATTCATCTGAGAACTAATCTGAGGTGTAGCAGGAATCCACTCCTCGTTGCCGTTGGCATCCGTACTCTTCACATACCAAGCCTTGCTCAGGGTCAGCAGGGAAGTTGGATGATTCTGAGCCAAGAGCATCAGGTGTTGTTTCACCCAGTTCTTGTTGTTCAGCAGGATTCCACTCTCTGCCATATTCTCGATGTAGGCGATAGGGTCATCAGCGATAGAGGTTCGTCCGTGTGCCTTCTTCAAGGTCTGATTGAACGCACCCTTTCCACCACCAATATAGTCCCATACTTGGTCGGCAGTAGTGCCATCCCAGCCACGGAGAGGAATATAATGGCTATACATATCACGCACATACTGATAAGTATCTTTGCTCATCATGCCAGCCTTATAGCCATCACGGAGAATCTTCTTGGTAGCCGCATTCGTTGCATCCCAGAGGTTGTGAGTCTCGGTTACATACTTATCCTCAATATCCTTTACCAGTTTGTAGGCAGCTTCCTCAAAGTCAGAACCACCTAATAGCTGAGACAAGCCTGAGTAATCAGAGACGATACCATTCTCATCATAACGATAGTCCATATAGGAAGGAGAGTATTTCGTTCTGAGAGCGTTGTCTCTCTGTCTCCAAGTATTGAAGTCTACTCTGCCAAACTCTAGGTCGCTATCATTAATGATACGGTTCATATCGCCCTTATAAGCCTTGTATGCCGCACTTCTCTGAGCCACGTCCTCAAAGTCAGCATCCAGTGACTTCTTGAAAGCCATCTGAGCATCACGCTCCAAGCCATGCTTAGCCATCATGTAGATACGAACATTATCATAGCTATCGCCCAGTACCTTCTTCATCTGATGATAAGCCTTTCTCAATGGCTGCAAGAACTCATTATTGTACTCCTCAAACTCGTTCTTGCCTTTGCCATGGCTGCGGTTCTCGGCAGTATAGGCATCCTCTGCCATGTTCAGGCGGTCAACACCAACTTCCTTCATAATAGCTTCCTGAGCCTTGCGGATAGCCAGCATACTATCCTGGAAGGCGATACGTTTAAGCACAGAACCACGCTGCAACTCTCGGTTGAACTCTCCAAGGGCAGTATCATCACTTAGAAGATGCTGTTCGTAGGTTGGAGCAGTCTTCCAAAGAGCCATCTGCTTGCGGTACTCGTCCACTCTCCTCAGGAAGTCAACGGCACTCTCGCCAGCGTTTCGTTGTGGGATGGTTGGTCGCTGGGCATCCTTTGGCAGATTATTGTCCTTTTTCCACTGGCTCAGGTCATGCTCAAACTGGTCATAGCGCAAGGAGAACTTGGTGTTGCCTTCATCAGGAGTAGTTGGGCGCAAGGTGTTCTGCAAAAGAGGAGCAATCACATGTTCCGTCAACTGGGTAGGGATTCCGTTGCCGATGATGGTATGGCTCAGATTCTCGGAGAATGGCATCTTGTAATCATCGCTAACTCCTGATACTCTAGCGAGCACTCTACCCAAGGCACGATATACCTTGCCATCAGGCATCACAATCACGTCACCACTCTTCGTTCTGAGTGTTGGCAGCAGTTCGTCAGCAAAGGCATGAGGAATCTTGCCATCAGCATAAGCACTACCCATCACATACAATGGCTTGTCAATGTTTCTCCAGTCAATGCCATCAGCCTTCAAGCGAACGTCCATCCAGTTAGCCACACCATTCTTCTTCTCGGTCAGGGTCGGGATAATATCAGCCACAGCTTCATACCATCCGCTCTTGCGTGCCATCTTCTCAGGCTTGGCAGGAAGTTTACCATCACGAACCGCACGGACAATCAATCTCTCTCGGTTGGTGTAGCCACCATAGTCAGCAGCGTTATACACATCTGCATCCCAAGTATATCCGTTGGCATCCAGAGCATCCGTGATAATCTTCATCGCATCCGAATCCTTATAGCCCTTCACATTCTCAATGGTCACCACCTTTGGTTTCACAGCATTGATAAACTCGGCAGTACTAGCAGCAGTCTCCTTGTCAAGTTCCACCTCAGCATGGTTACTCTTTGCCTGAGAGTAGTTCTTGCAGACTGGGCTGGCATGGAAGTACTCCACCTCGCCATCTATCTGCTTAACCAACTCCTTAGGGTCAACATCACGAACATCAGCAGTAACGATGTGCTGACCGAAGTTATTGCGATAAACACCGCTTATCTTCTCGTCATACTCCACTGCCACCACTGGGTCAATGATTCCCTTCAAGCCTTCCTCAACAAGACCGCCACCACTAAAGTAAGTTCCAGCCTTAATGAGAGTGCCATCCTTCAGGGAGAACTTAGGTTCCTCGCCAGCAATCTCTGCCTTGCGATTCTCGCCCAGAGCCTGAGCAATATGAATCATCTTCTTGTTAGCCATCTTCCAGCCGCTCGGCATATCCTCAATAGCAGTCTTGATAGCATCATCCACCTCATCAGGAGTGTTCAGACTCTTCAAATCCTCAGCCATATCAGCCGCCCCACTCTCCTTTCCGTCAGCCATATCACGGAGAGAGAAGGACACATCACCCACACCCAGGAAAATCTGGTCTTTGCGAGCCACGTCCTCAGTTGATTCAGCGAGAGTTTTTCTTCTCTCCTCAGGAGTCATGTTCATTCTTTCCTGCACATTTCTTGCCTCCACCTCGCCAGCAAGTGACTTGTAGCTATTGAAATCATCATTCTTCATGTAGGCATCATAAAGACCTCTGTTCTTCTCTATGAGAGCCTTCGCCTCATCTTCCTTACCTTCTGCTCGTAGCTGCTTAATCTGTTTTGTGACCTCATTAAACCTCTTCTTGACTTCACCTCTAATAGTTGTAGGACTACCTCCAGTGGCAAATCCCTCAATACCTTGAATAGCATGCTGAATCTCGTGATTCAATATGTCATTCATATATTTCAACTCATCAGCATGAATGGTTATGGTGTTGGTTTTTGAATCATATTCACCATGTGAAGGCATATCGTTCATAATGGCATCCGTATCAATACGAACACCCTTCAACTGAGGATAAGCCTTAAATAATTCAGGTGCATCAATCACATCAAATAGTTTGCCGCCATTCCAGAGCATATCATCCTCGTAACGCTTAACGATGTGTCCACCGCCTACGTCCATCGTGTCCTTTATCTTGGCATCAGGCATTTCGTATCTCCACTTGCCATCAGCACCACGCTCCCAGCCAGTAGCTGCCTTGATAGCCTTAGCCTTCTTTTTGTTCTTCTCCATATCCTTTGCCACGGAGAGATTATCCATGCGGATGGTACGCTCCTCTGCCTTGTCAGCAGCAGCCGCACCACGCTCGCCAGCGAGAGAGAAACGGATATTGTCGCTACTATTGATAGCATCCATAGTAACCTTCTGTCTATCCTCAGCATTTCCACGCTCATAACTGCTCACATCAATGCCAGCCTTCTTCAAGGCATCTATAACATCACTTGGAGTATCGCTAGGAACGATAGCCTTCTCAAACTCATCAAGTCCGTAAGGTCTCATAAACTTGGTTTCAAAATAGAACACCTTATAGTCTTTCTTGATTGTATCAAGCAACTTATTGTATCTATCCATCCACTCATCAGATACCTCAATATTATAAGCCTTCTTCAAATACTCCTTTTCATTTCCCTTATGGTCAGTAAGTTCAACCATACGAGAAACACCGCTATCATCAAACGCATATCTGTTATTAGAGCCAACACGGATTTCATCAGACAATTCCAAGAACTCCTTGGTAATCTTGTCTTTTATCTGATTATGTCTCTCATCGCCAAAAGGAATCAACTTATCCTTGGCATTCTTCATGGCAGCAAGCGTATTAACTTCAGGAGAGTTCTTTGCTATGAACACACCAAGTTCTGAGCCGAAGGCAGTATAGCCGCCAGCCACACCCTGTTTCTTCATGAGCTTCACAGCATTGTCTATAGTATTAGGGATATACTTAGGCTTACCGCTAGGGGTAGTGCCATTATAAAGCATTTCCTCAACACCATATTCCTCTGTCTTCTTATCAAGCCAAGATGGGAAACCATCAGAGAGTTTCTTATCATTCTCAACCTTTTCCTTGGCAGCATCCATCGTGTCGTGAACATCTACCTTTCCATTATTTCTGTTATTGCGAACCACATCATTCACGAAATCAGCAGCGATATAGAAGTTCTCCACGCCTTCAAGTTCTTCAAGACGTTTCTTCTTCAAAGCAACAAGCAAATGATTACCCTGCTTTTCTGCACTTGCGATACGAGCCTTCAATTTCTCACGTTGAGCATCTACGTCATTATCCTTGCCAGTAGCCTTATTCATCAGTTGAATCAGTTCTGCTACCTCTTTATCAGTATAATCTTTTTTGTTGCCATTATCTGAGATACGCATCACCTCGTTGGTAATGTCGTTGTCATACTTGCCAGTCTGATAGATAGTTTCAGGATTCATGCCATTATCAAACAAGTAGTGCCAGTACAATCCGTCACGAACATCGCCACTTGACAAATATCCCTTCCAGCTTTCTCTTACATTGGAATAGATACCATTATCAACATCACCAAGTTTCACGTTCATGTCGGTATTGAAAGCCTTCTCGCCCTGCTTATTCATGATTCTCTCCACCTGAGGATAGGTAGGTGTCCAAGCATCAGCCGTGAAGGTTCCAGCATTCTTGCCTGTTCTCTTAGCCAGCTTCTCAGCCTTAGGAATCAGGGTAATCTCTCCATAATCAGAGTATATTCCGTTCTTGGAGTCAACAACACCCATAGAAGGAGCAGCAAAACCGCCCTGCTTGATAGCCTTTCTTAACTTGTCAACGCTGATGTTGTGCATACCAAACATAGTCTTCTCATCCTTCAAAGAGAAACGCACATCATTATTCTTTTCATTGAATCTCTGAGACAAAGGAATCACATTACCATTATCATCATAGGTAACGGCATCAAGCAACTTTTTGTTGTTCTTGCTGTTCTTATAGGCGAAGTCTGTATCATTGATATAATTTTCCTCACGACCATAGCCCCATTCTGCAATATCGTTGCCATCAAACCACACATCATCAACAGGAACTTTTTGTTCGATGATGTTGTAATCGTCACCCCATCCATGCAATTTTGCATTATCAACAGCATAAGCACGACTTGGAGTAACCCAGTCACCATTTCGGAAAGAACCTTCCTTCACATCAGAAGGAACACTACGATACATTGTAATAGTCTTAGCTTTCTTCTGAATAGCATTACGAACGTTATCAATAGCCTCCTTACGCATAGGGGCAGCTGCACGATAAGATGCGGCATTAGTCAACTCCTCCAAGTTGCCGCCATCAATATCATCATTGATATAATCACCAAGAGTTGATTCACCTTCAAACTCGCCATTATCCCAAGCCTCCTTGCGTTCGTCCTTTGTCAAGAAGTAACCATTACCAAAAGGTGCAGCACCATTGAAGGCAGATGTACCTTGATAGCTGGAATCTGTGGAATAGCCAACAGCATCGGCAGCTTCATTCACCATCTTCTGAGCCTTTTCCATATTGCCATCTTCCACCGCTTTCAGGTATTCTTCATCCTTCAATGAGAATTTTGTGCCATCAACATCAACTTTTTCGCCATTTTCCTTGGTAGTCTCAAAAGAATTGATTATATTTGCAGCAGATTTAAGCTCTTCATCTGTTATTGTGGTTCCAGAATGGTTCTGGAGTGCCTCGATAAAGTGAAGGGCTTTTTCTTTGTCTATATTTGTGGCTTTTCCTTGATTAAACCAGTTGATGACACCTCTTGCATCCTTCGGGAACAATGTAACTATCTTATTCACTTTCAAGACAACACCACCTTTTCTATTTTGATTCTCTGTCTGTATAGCTACAATAAAGTTCCTATCCTCTTTCTTTAACTCAGTTAATATAACCTGACCATCATTACGCCCATTTGTATTGTCAAACACAGAAATTGGGTTTGCAATAGCCATAGGAAGGTCTTTAACATCAGTTGCATCAAAAGGATGCTCATGTACATATCCTTGTTTTGATTTGCGCATCAGTTTATCAAAGTCCAGTTCTATTTCTGCATCAGCAATTCCACCAGCCTTTAAAAAGGAACTAGAGCGACCCAAGCGAAGAATCTTATCCTTTTGGTTAGGATTCTTCACTAACTCATCTAACCTCTGATTGAAAGCATCGTTTACCTTCTTCAACGAAAACTTAGTGTTACCAACTATCTTTGCATCATCCTCATTAAATATCACATAGTTCAAGTCACCTTTTTTCGCTCCACCCCATATCGTACCAGCATAATACTTGATACCTGTAAAGCCGAGTGAAGATAGGAAGTTGCTAGATGCCACAAAACTGTCACGTTCCTCAAACTTTGTTCCATTCAACGCATAATACAACAGACCATTGTAAACATCGCCAAAGTTTTTGTCAAGTGAGTAACCATTGCGTACCAACCTATCAACATCAACACCTAGTTTCTCCAAACCTTCACGAACAATCTTCTTTTGCTCCTTCTTCATTGGTTTGTTCCAATCAAGGTAATTGTTGCCAGTATCATCAGGTATCTCTACCTCGTATCTGTTAGCCTTGGCACGTTTCAAAGAAGGAATATCTTCCTCTGTCAAGCCCTCAAACAAAGACTTCAACTTATCGAAATCAGCCAACTCCTTCTGTGCTGCATTTTTTTTCCACTCTGGCTTAGTCTCGTCATTGACGATATTCTCATCCTCCTTGATAAGTTCATCCATTCTGTTAAAAGTTTCCTTCTTTGCCTTAGCGAAAGAACTTCTCACAGCATTATCAATGAATCTACCGAACCAATTATCACCATTCTTGATAGCCTTGAAAGCCTTTGGAGTCTTTATCTTCTTTACCTTAGCTTTCAGAGCATAGGATGCACCGATTTTAGCCGATTTAGTCACGTAAATACCATGACCGAAAGTTTCTGAGCCTGCACCTTCATAGGCATGTGAAGTATCAAAGCGGTCAAAGTTCGCTCCTGTTCCGTGATAAGTCTTCAACGAGAACTTGGTGTGCTCTGTGATTTTCATATCCTCAGGCTTGAAGATAACATAGTTGGTATCGCCTTCCTCAGCACCACCAAAGTTACGACCAGCCTTATACTTGATACCAGTATAGCCAAGAGAAGCGAGAAGTTTGCTTGCTGCCTTATCATCATTGAAGGCTGCATCATCCTTAACACTTCTCATTGAGATAGTCTTATAGAAGTTATCAAAGGTTCTATCCTTCTTCAAGTCCTTAATATCGTAGCTACGCAAAGAAGGTAGTGCTTTAGCTACCTTATCTATCAGTTCGTCAGTTATAGGAGCATCCCAATCCAGATAGTTGTTTCCATTATCATCAGGTATATCCACCTCATAGAGATTTCCCTTATACTTTTTAACACGGATATTTCTAGGAGCAAGTATGAGTTCTGCTGCATCTACTTTGTTCTGATAACCACTCCTTATACTACCATAAGTACCTTTAAGAAGGTCTTTAAAATAAGCGTAATCACCTTTTCGCAATATGCTTTTAGCTTCTGATACACCATATTTTTCAAGATTATACAAGAAATCATCAAGAATATTAGCGTTGTCTATACCTACCTTATCCAACAAAACAGAGCGCAAATCATCCTCAGACATTTCCTTACCATTATAGACGTAAGTAGGCTTTTTACGTGTCAACTCTACATAGCTTTTTCCTATCTCTTCCGATGAAGTAACATAGCCACCCCAACCGAATGCTTGTGAGCCTGCACCCTCGCCCATGTGGTCGAAGTCAAACTCTGTGAAGTCAGCACCGCTACCATGATATACCTTCAACGAGAACTTAGGAGCAGCAGCTATCTCCTGATTGATGCTGTTCACAACATCATCAGTAACAATATCGCCCTCCTGAATCTGCTGAGGTTCACGACCAGCGTTCTTCACAAGTTCCGCTTGCTCTGCTCTGGTCAAGATACGGTTCACCTTCATCGCACCAGTAATCACCCAAGGGTCAGTCTCAGGGTTCGGGTTGGTACGATACATATAATATCCATCAGTAGGCAGATGTTTCAAGCCAGCCAATGAATGCTGATACTTGCCCGATGGATTGATACCCTCTTGGCGAGCTTCCTCCTGATAATCTACATCAGCAGCATACTCCACCTCAGCGAAAACGAAGTTCTTTGGGAAAAGAGTCTTGTTTCCATCAGCATCCTTGCGGTTGAACTGGATAGCGTAAGGCACTACACCAAGATGCCAGCCTGGTCTATAGGCTAACTTACCGCTACCGCCTTGTGTTCCCTTGCCACCCTGCTTAACCTGAGGTCTGCCAGTCTTGCTTTCTCCTGCAATAGGAGCCGCATCAGCATCAAGCCATACACCAACCGGAGTAGCAGCGCCATCAGGGTTCGCTACCATTGGTGGATAGAGTTTGCCATCCTTTAGCACAAACACCTTGTAGCCGATACCCTTCTTCTTAGGTTCAGGCTTTTGACGTAGAGAGAATGAAACATCTTCGCCAGTCTCAGAGTTTGTCACCTGACCATTGGCAGTCTTCACGTAGGCTTGTTCGATGGAGCGGATGATATTCTTGGTCACATCGCTATACTCAGTACCAAAGAATGCCAACTTAATCTTCTGCAATATCTCATGGATAGCAGCGAGCAGAGGATGAGACATCTTCATAGCAAGAGTGTGAGCCAAGTTGAGGTCACGAATCATTTCACCTACAGCATCAGCAACCACCTCCTCAGCATAGTAATCTCTAGCACGTCCAGAGAATCCAGCATCAGAATATCTCTTCATGGTCTCATCTACCGCCTTGTCGAAGGCATCAGAGCCATAGGTATCAAGCACAAGCTGAGTCAACTCATTGTATGCAGCAGGGTTCAGGTTCTTGATTTGGTGAGTCATTTCATGACCGAAGATAAACTGAGCACCTTCCGTGATAGAAGAGTCAAGAGTGATGAAGATGGTACGATGCACGTTGCCATCGGCATCCGTAGTCTCCTGAATCCAGCCGTTGCCCAACTTGTCTGAGTACTGCCATTGAATATTAGCACCCATCATCTTAGCCAGTCTCTCGAAAGCCTTGCGAGTCTTCTGCCCCACGATATTGTCAACGACCTTCATATCATCCACCTTATTCTTCTCTACGTCAGCAGCACGCTCGGCAGTTGTCTGTTGCTTGCCATTCTCCTTAGCAGAGAAAGGAAGGTCTGATTCATCACGCTGTGCGCCTAAAGGATTCTCATCAGTAGCATCCTCAGGAACATTTATATTATCATTTATATTGTCATTTATCTTCTCATTATCCGATTCATTAGACAAATCATTAGATTTATTATCCGATTCATTATCCAATTTCGCCTCTGACTTCGCCTTCAACTCAGCCTTTTCATCCGACTTCGCCTTCAACTCGGCCTCTGGCTCAGCCTTGTGCTGCTCAGCATAGGCTGCATTCTCCTGAGCACGTTTCTGCTCTTCAAGTATATTCTCTGCCTGAGCAATGCGAATATTTTCAACAAAATTCCTTGCTTCCGATGCCTTGAAACCGCTATTGAGTACACCAATAAGTGCGTTACGAATATCCTGAGTGTCGAGTGATTCAAGATTTGATGGACGATTCTCCCACAAGCTATGAACGAGCGCATCAATAGTAGTTCCCTTGCCATCAGCAGCGAGCAACTGAGTCTTGGCAAAGTCTTCTCTGCTCAATCCAGTCTCCTGCTTAACACCCTTGCTTGTCTCTGTTCCCTCATAGTTGAGAGAATGAGCACCGAGGTTGCTAGCCACATACTCCTCTGCAGTAAGCGGAGTTGTATCAGTCACGTCAATACCAGTACTATCATACAGACGATGAAGGAGAGAACCGATAGTTTCTCGGTAGAGTTGTGATACAGCCTCAGCATCATCCTTAACAGCACTCTTCAAGCGAGCGAACTTTCTTCTTGCCTTCTCAATGAGTTCCTTTCTACCCTCAGCAGTATCTTCCACCTTAGCCAGTTGTCGCTCGTTGTAAGCATCACGAATAGCGATAGCAGAATCATAAGCCGCCTGAGCATCAGCAATAGCCTTCTCCTTGTCATCCTTAGCAGCCTTCTGTTCCACGAAAGTCTTACCCTTCACGGTCATGTTGCTAGCCTTGTCAAGTGCCTTCTTTGCATCAGACACATATCCAGATACAATACTATCTGCATCCTCACCAAACTGATTATCATATAGCTCAGCAGTCTGTGCGGCAGTCAGCTTCGAGAAGTCAGGATTGCCATCCTCCAGCATAGGCACGATAGTTCCATCTTCAAGGGTAATGGCAGGAGCAGCAGGAGTCTGTTCAGTTTCAGGAGTCTCAGCAGATTCAGGAGCAGCAGTCTCCTCAGTAGGAGCAGCAGTCTCGCCATCTATTGTCGGAGTCTCCACCTCTATCTCACCTCTATTCTCTCCACTATTATCCTCTATCATTGAGGATTCAGGCATAGCTTGTTTGTATTCATCAAGCGACATAGAAGAGATAGTTGCCACATCTTCTTTGTTCACAGCATGAGGAACAATAGTACCATCATTCTTCAACTCAACCACCTTAGCCTTGGCACCAGCATCACGAATGAGGAACAATCTAGAGTCAGGATATTTGGTATTACCATCCTTGCCGAGCACATCAACGAGCACCACGTTACCATTATCATTGAGAATCTGATTGAAGTCAAACGAAGGTTGAGTCTCTTCTGTATTCTGAGTCTGCTGGGCTGCACGTTCCTTCTCCATCTGTTCACGCTCAGCCTTGGCAGCTTCCAGTCTCTTCTGGTCTTCCAAGTCTTTCATCTGCTGCAAGTCTGCAAGCGAATAAGGATTCTCCACCACGTTACCATCTATAGAGATAGCAGCAGTACCATCACCATAGTCAGCCAACACCTCATAGGTATGTTCAGTACCATCAGTATCAGTCACATTGAACTGGGAGCCAACTTCAACGGTTCCATCAATGATGCCAGCCACTTCCTTGATAGCATTCTCTTTAGCATCAGATACCGCCTGAGCCTTCACATCATCAGCAGGGAGTTCTTCACCCAGTTCAGCGAACATCACCGCATCAGCATGTTCAACGCTATTCGTTGTCGGGTCAAAGTAGAGAATCATATCATCGCTATTGCTTACATCAATGGAGCCATCATCATGGGTAGCAACGTTACCACTAATAATATAAACACCATAGTCTTCCAAGCCGCCTGATGCTTTGATAGTAGCGTTACGGACAGAGCCACGACTCTGGTCTGTATACATATCAACTTTCTGTTCTGCCTGATGAGCAGCGAGGTCTACCTTGTCTTGTGCATCATCAACCACACCTTGGTATCGGGCAGAAGACAACTGGTAGTCATAGATAGCTTGGTCAAGTTTATCATCCTGCCCCGTCAGGGATTCCAGTTCCTCATCACTCATGACAGATAGCTGCTGTTCAGAGATACCCAAGGCTGCTGCAAGAGTCTTCATCTGGTCTTCCTGCTGAATCTGAATGTCATGCTTGTCTGCATCATCAGCATCATGCCCCTCAGAATAAGCATTGTCAATATCTGCCTGATGCTGCTCCTCAGGTGTTGTTGGCTCGTTGGTAATCTCCTTGGCATTCATTTCAGCAGTCTTGGCAATATTGTAGCCACGCATCTTCATCAAGTTGATACCATAATTTACAGCTGCATTAATCTGCTCCTTGGTCATGGTATCTCTCTGTCTGAGAATATCAGCCAGCACACCACCCATCTGCTCGTTGGTTGCATTGTCAATCTTATCCTTGATGTCTGCCCAGTTATCGCCCATAAGGTTCTGTGCATCAATATCATCCACGTTCACCTTGTTGCGGAATCGGTAATACTGAGCACGATTGTAGATACCTTTTACTGGTCGGGAGCCAGCACCCATCGCATACATAGAACCGACAGAGATAGCCATACCACCGATGATGTCGAGTTGTTGTCTAGCATCAAGGAGGTCACTCACCTTACCTTCACCATCCAGCAGGGCATGAAGAGGAATACCAATTTCCTCCTCCATCACTTCCTCAGCGAAACCATTGATACCGAACTTCTCCATCCACTTCTTGGAATTGATATACCATCCGCTCTTGCCGATATTCTTGAAGAACTCAGCAGAAGCATTCATACCATGTTTCTCCATGAAGTTGACAGCACCCTTCTTGATACCATAGTTGTGACCGAAAAGTTTTTCTGTATAGTTCTCTACCATAGCAGAGGTCATACCCTTATAGAGAGCAGTACCAATAGACTCACCACCCTCATGCAGAAGATTTCCATTCTCATCGAAAGTACCAAACTTATAATCACCCTTCTCATCCTGATACAGATTACCAAGATGTCGCTGCATGATGTCAGCACCAGTCTTCAACGCTTGCTCAGTTCCAGCCATTGCATACGAGCCGATAACATCGCCAGCCACGATACCAGTATTCTTCAAGATGGCAGCACTCACCTTGCCCATGCCACGTTTAGCAGCAAATTTCAAGGCTCCACGACTGATGCCCTTGGTAATACCACCATAACCGCCAGTCAGGAAGAAGTCAGCCATAAATGGGAGACTCTGCCCTGCAATTTTCGTCCAACGATAGACGTTACCCATCTTCTCATCTTCGAGAGCCGTAGCAGCATCCGCACCAAGTTTACTCTTCAGGAGCATCTTATCAGAACCAGAGAGAGGAATATTGTTATCCATCTTTGTCTTGATACGTTCCATCTGCCCCATGATAGCGAAGTCAGTCAGACCGAAATCCCATGTTTTTGCAGTAAATGCAGTATTGTCAAGAGCCTTCAAGGCATCCTCACCCCAGCTACTTGTAGGATATTGTTTCACCGCTTCAAGCGCTCCAATCTGCTCAGTAACCAGAGAAAGAGAGGTTGCCAACTTATTTCTATAGTCACTCTGCTCAGCAGTTCTTCCGTTACTTGCACCGATACTAGCACCATAAGAGAGCAAAGGATTTCCGTGTTGGCGATTATCCTCAGCGATAAGAGCTTCAATCTCCTTCTTTCGGGCATAGGCATCAGCCAATTTCTTGTCAAACTGCTTTTGAGCACCTTCCTCAGTAAGGTAGGTTCCATTCTTGCCGATGTTCTCCTGCAAGTCATAGTTACCTTTCTTGTCACGAACATCAAAGGCAGATGGTATCTCACCAGTATCTACCGCTTCCTGATATGCATTGTTTTGCTGGTCAAGAATAGCTTGTTTCTGCTCAGCTTCAGGAAGAGAATAAACATTCTCATTGTCCGATGTAACGTATGCGCCAGTCTTGCCAGTCTCAGGATTGTAAGCAAAATCATCCTTCACAACATTGTTTGCATCACCACCATAAGGAGTCTGATGTGTACCCAAGTTCACACGACCGAAATCCTTCTGCTGTTTCTGCTTGCGTTGTTTCAGTCTGTTGTATCTGCCAGCATTGTTCATTGTCTGCTGAGCACTAGCCGAGATAGCTGCTGCCCCAGCAGAGAAACGAGCACGGTCAGCAGCACTCATAGGAACACTACCGCCCTTCGCTCTAGATGAAGTCTTACTACGTGGTTCAAAGAGTGCAGAGTAAAAACGCTCATAAGTTGATGGAACATCAAAGTTCTGAGCCTTCAAGTTCTCGTAGATAGCATGTCTGTTATCCGCACCACCTTTTCCGTCTCTTGTCAGAGCACTCTCAAACTTATTGTAATCATCAGGCACATCATAGTTCTGTGCTTTCAGATTCTTGTATAAAGTGTATAATGGTCTTTCTGCCAT